GGCCTCAATCGCCGAAGTGACCGCCGGCAAGGAAGGATTTAAAATTAAGCAGCACTCCCCACTTGCTGCAATGAAGCAGCTGGCAGATATGGAAGGATACAATAAGCCACAAAAAATTGAACAAAGTGGCGTAGTGGCTTCAATTCAATTGAGCAAAGAAGAGTTCATGGAAGTAAGAAAACAAATGCTTGAAAAAGATGATTGCTGAAGCTATCACGCAAGTAAGAAAAATTGAGTGTGAATTAAGCCTCGAGTATGCCACTCGATATTTCTTTAAACAACGCCTTGGCAATAAAATGATAGTGGCACCCCATCACGAAGTTATGTTTAGATTTATGGAGGACGTGTTTAACGGTAAAATCAAGAGAGGCATTATTAATATACCTCCTGGTTATACAAAAACAGAAATTGCTTCAATTAGTTTTATGGCTAACGGTCTCGCCAGGAATAAACGAGCAAAATTCCTTCATCTATCCTACTCTGATGGTCTCGCCCTAGATAACTCGGCAAAGACACGTATAACGGTCAAATCAATTGAATACCAAGAGATGTGGCCAATGCGACCGCAAGACGATGCCGACAGCAAAGGAACCTGGTGGAACGAATTCGGCGGCGGAGTAAGAGCAACCTCAACAATGGGTCAGGTTACAGGGTTCCGTGCTGGCACTGCTGAGCATACAGCTGATAACTTCACAGGCGCACTGATTATTGACGATCCAGTAAAGCCTGAAGATGCATATTCTGACCTTAAGCGAGAGTCTGTAAATAATAACTACAACGAAACAATATCTTCTCGCGTGATGATTGAAGAAGTGCCAATTTTAGTTATTATGCAACGAATTCACTGGAATGACTTATCAGGATATTTGTTGCGTGGGGGTAGTGGTGAGATGTGGCATCATCTAAATTTGCCCGTTGAAATAGATAATTCAAAAGCATATCCATCGCAATACACTCATGGAATAGAATATAAACACGGCCTTGATGATGGTTGGCTATGGGAATTTAAGCACAGGGAAGAACACAGAGCGGCACTTGAATCACACAGGCGCAAGCACCGAGCCCAATACATGCAAGACCCACTTGAGCGCAATGAAGATAATCAAGTTTGGACTGATGACATGATCCGGAGAGCGCGAGCGAAGAAATTCGGCGAGATAACCAGAACAGTCGTATCAGTTGATCCGGCCGTAAGTAACAATGCTACGAGTGATGAACATGGCGTTGTGGTGGCTCATAAGCACCAAGAAAACCAGTATTCTGTTGATGCTGATTTTACACGCAATGGTAGCACTCTCGAATGGGCTCAGGCTGCAATTGCTGCGTATGAAAAATACGATGCAAATGAAATAGTGATAGAGACAAATCAAGGCGGCGACATGTGTGAGTCAACATTAAGAAACGCCGGATTTAAAGGTAAGATAACCAGGGTCCACGCGAGTAAAGGCAAGGTTGCAAGGTCTGAGCCAGTTGCTGCATTGTATGAGCTCGGTTATGTTGCGCATAACGAAGGCCTATCCTTAATGGAGGATGAAATGCAGGATCTTGATCCGCTTACCGGTAAAGCAAAAGGTAAGTCTCCAAACCGTGTGGATGCGGTAGTGTGGGCGCTATCTGAGCTAGCGCAACTGCAGAAAGCTAGAAAGGTAAGGGTTATGATCATATAATTTCGTGTTATGCTCATCAATATAAAAATCATGATAAAGGGGAACGCCTTGCTTTCAGGAATATTAGAAATAACTTCATGTATCGTTGCCGCAATATTTGGGATTGTTGGAGTTTTTTATGGGATGTCGATTGATAACTACAATGTATCGCCCGTTTATCTTGTCGCGGCCAGTGGGTTGCTCGTTGTAATTGTTGTGGCTTACCTATCCCAACTAGCAGAAGTAATGCAAAAGCCAGAAAAAATCAATGTAATAATTTGCAAAGTGCTGAATAAATTAATCTATGTTATTATTATAATCCAAGTCATCACTGCGGTCTTAACGGTAAATAATTAATGATATATCCAGATGGTTACTTATCAAAACAACACGACGTTACGCTAGAAAAGAAGAGTAATAATATTATTACCTCTCAATTAGCGTTTGCTGATTTCCTAATGAATGGCAATAACGGCGACTTATCAGCATTTGCAGCTATTCAAATGTACTCGGACTCAATGCCTTTCTATAACGCTGTTGACATGCGAGCTAGGCATTACTCACAGATCCCTATTCGACTTTTTAATACTTCTACCGATGAGTTTATTGATAGCCACCCAGTTTTAGATCTATTAAAAAATCCAAACGCAGATATTTCCGGGCTTGAATTCTCATACTCTTACGTGAGCTTTTTTGATATTACCGGAAATAATTTCATACTGGCAACGGGTAGAGTTGATCGTCCGCCGTTGGAATTAATTAATATCCCCCCTCAAAACATTACCTTTGGCACTAGCACAAAATTTAGTATTTTAAACGTGCCCGACTGGATCCAGATGACAGCTACATCGAGCGGTATCTCAGATATGTTTTTTGCTGAGGAGGCCAGGGAAGGCAATCAAACGTCGATTCGATATTACAATACAGCCCGTGACCGTGAATTGTGGCACATGCGTTTATTCAACCCTAAACGTAACTCTGGTAATTTTTGGGGGATGAGCAAGGCTAAACCAATCTTTCTTGAGATTCAGCAGTATCTATCTGGCAACAACAACAACTGGAGTATTTTAAAGCGCGGATCAAGAATGTCGGTTGCCTGGGTAAACAATCGAGGTGAAGAGTTAACCGAGGTTCAATGGGACAGGCTCCAAGAGCAGGCGGATAAATATCGAGGAGATACGAACGCCGGCGGCACACCTATCCTTGACGGCATGGATATAAAAGATATTCAATCCAAAAATACCGACATGCAATTTAAAGAGCTACAAGAGGCAATGCTAAGTAGGATATCGGTAGTTTATGGCATTCCGTTAGCAATGTTATTAGATAAGTCAATGACATTAAATAACTTGGAAACCAGCGGATTGTTACTCTACGACAATGCGGTTATGCCTCTAACCACATACCTATATGATGAATTGACCAGGTTTCTACTGCCCCGGTACAAAGACACTGAAAACTTAGTATTCAAATTCTCCGAAAGTGATATACCAGTCCTACGGCCGCGCGTACTTGAAAACGCAAAGCGCCAGCGTGAACTGAACGTTAATACTATCAACGAGATTAGAACAGTTATTGGCGATCAACCTCTTGATGAGGGCGGCGACGTTGTATTCATCAGTGCCACCTTAGTGCCTGCGGGTGTTGACCTCGGAGAAGAGGATGAGCCTACTGATTCTTTATTAGGTGATGAAGAATAATGGCAGCTAGCGAGGCAGCAAGAAATCAAGCTCGAGAGGATCTGCGCTCAAAGATCAAACTTGAAAAAGATTTCATTCGCAAGCTGACTCGTTTAAATAATCAAATAATCAAAAAAACAGTGTTGGACTTTGGGCGTGATGGCGTCGTGCTCAATGCGAGGGAGTTCGAGTCTGAACTATCCGAGTTGTTAGATAATCAATACAATCGCGCAGCAAAAGAGTTCAGCAGTCAAATTAGAGACATATTGCCAGAAGATTTAGAATCAACCGAAAAAGAAAACTCATTGATAACAGATGCGCTAATTGTTTTTTTTGCGGCTAGAGTGATTGATCAGTCTCAAATAATCACGCGCACAAACCAACGTGATATCTCCCAATCAATCGTATCGGCCAACAGGCAGTTGCAAGAATTAGCTGAGCCCGGGGAGATTGTGAGCACCATAGCGGTGGCCGCAACGGCCGGCGCTTTATTGCGACGCAAACTAAAAGGTCGCACTAGGACGATTGCAACAACTGAAGTTCAAGTTGCATCTGAATCATCCAAATCGACCGAGACATCAATATTAACTAGGAACAAGGCCTCCCTCCCTAGGCCTGCGCTAGCAATACCTCAACCTCAAGTTATTGTGCCTGAGCTCCCTGTGGGATTAACTCCGCCGCCTGTTGAAAAGGAATGGGTTACAGCTGGCGATGAAGTAGTCAGGGTTTCTCCTTTCAGCCACGTTGAGGCTGATGGCCAGAAAGTTAATATAAACGAATCTTTTAACGTTGGCGGTCAATTATTGAGAATACCAGGGGACACCAGTCAGGGAGCCTCTTTGTCGAATGTCCTAAATTGTCGATGCGCCAGTGTTAGGGATAAAAACGATGTATTGAACGCAAGAAGGTCAATTTTTGATGCAGAGACTCGGATATCAATTGAAACCGAAGTGGCAGTACCTGAATTTGGGTTTACGTCCTAATACTTGCGTAAATCCGCCACAATGGTAGAATCCTTATAACAAATGAAATTAGGAAGGTAAGTGTGAAAACTAAATCGAATTTAGACAGAATCGATGTCGCTTTCGAAATAAAGGCTCTTCAAGATGATGATCAAGATGATAAGTTCTTTATATTTGAGGGCCTAGCCTCTACCTTCGGCAATTTAGATTTGGTCGATGATATCGTCATGCCAGGCGCTTTTAAAGATTCTATTGAAAAGCAACTCCCTGTAATCCTGTGGCAGCATAACTCTAACGAACCAATCGGGATGCCGATTGAGATTAGAGAAACCATTGAAGGATTATTTATAAAGGTCAGGCTTCCGAAAGAAGATGTTTTTGTTTCAGGTCGTGTAATACCTCAATTAAGAATCGGATCAATTAAGACAATGTCTATTGGCTTTATTGTCTTAGAAAAAGAGCTTGATTTGGAAGATCCTAGAATTCGTAAGATTATAAAAGTCGACCTTAAAGAGGTTAGTCTAGTGACATTTCCTGCTAATCCAAAAGCTGTTATCACAGCTATTAAAACAATTAATGTCGAAGATGTGAAAAATGTTACATCTCGACGTGAATTCGAGAAACTCCTGCGGGATGCAGGACTCTCAAAATGTGCGGCTGAGATTGCCGCATCAAATAAGTTCAATGAATCTTTACAGGGGGAGCCTGTCGATGATGATGTTGAGCTGAAAAAGGCGTTAGCAACTATAAGTTCTAATTTTGACAATACAATAGCAGCTAATGAAATCAGCAAAATTTCACAAAGGGTAAACTTCTTATGAGTACTGAACTAAAAGAACTCGGCGACAAAATCGCAGAATATCAAAAATCCGTGGCTGAAGCGCAAGACGCATCCACAAAAGAGAGCAAAAAGCATGACACTTTAATAGCTCAAGTTGAAGAAAAAGCCTCAAAAAAAGCTGCAGAGCAAGCTGATGAAATCCAAAAGCTTCAGATGCAGTTAGGCGCCGTTGAAAAGACCGCCGAATACATCGAAAAGGCAGTCTCACGCCTTGGCGGCTCGCAAGGTGACGGACCTTCAGAAATGGAATCGAAAGCTGCTGAACAAACGGCTCGTTATTTACGGTCTGGACAAAAAATGGATGACGACGTGGCAGCAGCAGTAGTAACTGCAATGTGTTCTAAATCATTCCATGGCGTTCCTGAGCATCGTCGAGAGAATGAGATTAAAACCCTTATTGCCGGTGTTAACCCTCAAGGTGGTTATTTTATCCGCCCAGAGCGTTCGGCAACGATGATTAAACGGATCTTTGAAACATCGCCAATCCGTAACATCGCCAACATCGAAACAACAGCCTCCGATTCAATGGAGTTTGTTATTGATGATGATGAAGCATCATTTGGCGGGTGGGTTGGGGAAACCTCAAGCCGAGGGAATACAGGTACGCCAGATATCGGTCTGTTGACTATCCCTGCGCATGAACTATTCTCTCAACCACTCGCGACACAAAAGATGTTAGATGATGCCGGCTTTGATATTGAGTCTTGGTTGTCCCGTAAAGTTACAAATAAAATGTCTCGGGATGAGAACACTGCATTTGTGACAGGTGATGGCTCACAAAAACCTCGTGGCTTCTTAAGCTTACCAGCCTGGGCCGTAGCTGGTACTTATGAGCGAAACAAAATTGAGCAAGTCAATTCAGGTGCTGCTGGAGACTTCACGGCTGACGGCGTTAAGAAGTTGCAGAATAGTTTGATAGAAGCATACCAGGCCAATGCGGTGTTTGGTATTAAACGCGCAGCTTGGGAAAACATTATTACCCTGAAGGATGGTAATGGCGCCTACTTGCTAGATCCTAGAAGCATGAAAGTTGGTGACGACTTAACACTGCTTGGTAAGCGAGTAATCTTTATGGACGACATGCCAATTGTTGCATCAGATGCCCTGTCAATGGTCTACGGTGATTTCTCAGTGGGCTACACAATCCTTGACCGCATCGGGTTCCGAGTAATTCGTGACGAATTCACCCAGAAGCCTTTCATTAAGTTCTACACAACCAAACGCACGGGCGGGGACGTAACGAATTTCGAGTCGCTCAAAATTCAGAAGTTGGCCGTATAAACTTAAATTTAACTGATTAAGAGAGGAATAAATCATGGCAGTTAAAGATATTAGAAGCGATATCCAACAAAACATCGCTTTAACAGTTGCGGTCACAGGTAACGGAACCACTAATGGTTTTGCTATTGACACCGCAGATTTCGAGCTCGGTTTAATGTTCAATGTTTTAGTGAACAACTTTACCGATGGCTCCTACACCTTTACGCTTGAGGAATCTGTTGATTCGGCGTTCACAGTGCCCGTGGCAATTGTGGATGGAAGCGATAAACTGATCGGTACGCTCGCGGGGCTAACAGCTACAGCAGCTAGCGCAAGTGGGGCAATCCTTAACACTATCGGTGTTATTAGTAACCTCCAGTTTGTGCGGCTTAACGTTGTAGCGGCAGGCGTTACAACCGGAGCCGATATTGTTTCGGTGGTTAGTCAGAAAGGCGAAGTAATGCCAGTTGTTTAATTGAGAGAGCCGCTTCGGCGGCTTTCTTTATTAAGGATTAGACAATGAAAAACGTAAAAATTACACAAGATTGTAAGTACGCCCAATCCAAACCATCTTTGCCCGTTTTGAAATTTAATAAAGATGAAACATATCACTTAGATGATTATTTGGCGGATTCAATTATCAATAATGGTGACGGCGTCGATGACGACATGAAGTCACAAAAAGAAATTGAACCAAAAATTACAATTGAACCTGAAACCAAAGAAAATCCAAGAAAGAGCCGAAAAGCTCCAAAGGGGAAATAAATCATGTCTGGTGAAAATGTAGACAACCGTTTCGAACAGCCAACCGGTGGAAGTACTGATAACCCATTGGTACTTGGCGGTACAGTAAAGACACCTACTGGTGCTAACTTGAAGACCAAACTTGTTGCCGTTGCAATTGGCGACGTATCAACCGCTGGTAGCGTATTCGTTGTGCCTGGCGTTGCTGGCACTATCGTTAAAATTAGCAACGTCATTGATGCCGCTATTACCGCTGCTGATGCTGGCCTTACATTTGAGATTGGTGGCACTGCCGTAACAGGCGCGGGCATTACAATCACACAGTCTGGCTCTGCCATTGGTGATGTTGATCAATCAACGCCGAGCGCTCTAAATGTTATTACAGCAGCTGAAGCAATTGAAGTGGTGAAAGACGGTTTAAGCACTACGACATCAAACGGTGTCGTAACCTTTGAAATTTTGCCGTCATAATGTTTGCCAGAAGCCGGCCGATTTTTCACGGCAGAGCGTTTACTTATGAAGTGATTGCGGCGCCGGCTGGCCCTGCAGTCCCCTTGGCGACGTTTAAAGCTCACGCCAAAACGAATGCGTCGGTATCAGACTTACTGCTAACACTTTATTTGGAAGCGGCCACCAAGTACGGCGAGCAATTGACTAGACGTGATTTTATTAACCGAACTTATAAAACGTTTCGGGATAACTTCCCCGGCACTGAAGTTTTCAATCTGAGTTCTTTAACAAATTCAGGTAATGTCGGCTTTGAGCTGCGGCGATCTAAATTGCAGGCAGTTAACAGCGTTAAGTATTTGAAAGGTGATGTGCTAACAACAGTGGCATCATCGGTTTTTTACAATACTTTTGAAAATGACTACTCGAAAATACTAACGCGAGACAACCAAGTCTGGCCGACAGATGCCGATAACCGGTTGCAGGCGATTGAGATTGAATTTGTTGCAGGTTTTGGCGTTGATGACACTTTTGTCCCAGATTGTATTCAAGAGGCCATCATGCTCCACGCCACGCAAATGTTGCAAAACAAAGGCGACTGCGACGAGTTAAATGTTTCGGAAACCGTACCAGCCGCCGCTAAAGTTATTTATCTACAGAACAGGATTGAAAACCTATGACCATTTTATTAAACGAAGTGGATGTTGACGCCACATCAGATGAATTTAAATCTAGAGGTGGCCCCGCATTAGTTGTTATTCGCGGTGATAATTATGGTACTGGAACAGTTAATATTGAGTTAGCCACTGATGCGGATCCGCAAAGTAGATTCGCTTTATTTCCAGGCGGAGCATTTACGGCAAACGGAAGCTTGAAGCTCGATTATTTACCTATTGGTACTCGTATACGTGCTGACTTTACCGGATCTACTGGCGCCAATGATGTGTTTGTGGAAATTCTTCAATAAAATAGGACGTTTATTTAGGGGTAGGCAATGCCAGATACGATAGATGTTCCAGTTGACAACATTGACTGGACTGAAGTTCAGCAGGGAGTTTCTGGGTTAATAACTAATGACTCTGAAGATGATGTCCGAGTTCGCGAGGCTGCCACAAAGCCTGACGCCTCCGTTAAATCAGGTCACGTAATCCATCCCCAAAAAAACATTACTTATGGAATAGAAGGGTCTCAAAAAATATTCGCCAGATCACTTCGATTGTCGGCAGTGTTAGTAATAACAGAAGGGTAGCAGCATGCTAGGAATAAATTATGATACCCGGATGTCAGATTCTTTTGAAACTTCAGATCGTGGCAATACAGCATTAAAGGCATTCATTCAGGATCAAACATCACCAGTTTTGACCGTTCCATTCTTGTTGGGTAGAGCCCTGCTTACATTGACGGCCGACACAGTGATTGATAGTCGTGTAATTAACGTTTTAGCAGGGCACGGGGTTACGACAGGGGAGGTGATTGAATTGGCCGATACCACTTCTATGAAGTTTATGCAGGCCGAGGCAACGGGAACTACCGCCACCACGATTACACTTGACCAGCCAGTAAACAGGGTGTACACCATTGTGGGCAGTATTGTTCAAGCGTCATCAAAAAATCTTTTAGTTGACGGCTCTGTTACTCCGCAAGTATTTTCAGTATTACCACTTCCGAATCAAGTCGGTGACATGGTGCGCGTCATATTGGAGATAAGAGGAGTCAACAATGGCGCGATGGATTTTACAACTTTTGGAAGTGCCGCGGAGTTACTTAACGGATGTGTTCTGCGGGTAAAAAACTCAGACGGGACATTTAAAAACGAATTCAACTTCAAATCCAACTCAGACTTCATAGAACAAGGCTTTGACCATGGGTTCTTGGAGCCTAAAGGCGGCAACACTAAAACAGGTTTTGTTTCCCGATTAACCTGGGGTGGACAATCAAAGCATGGTGTTGTCATTAGGCTGGATGGATCGCTAGGGGAAGAGTTGCAGCTTCTGATACAAGATGACCTAACCGTCGGAAACGATCGATTTCACTTAACGGCTCAGGGCCACGAATTACAAGAATAATTAATTATGCCTAGATGTCAATTTATACGAAGAAAAAACCGCAAAGTCTGCCTGGGCGATCTTGATAACGTAATCACACTTGAGAACCGCGCCATTCAGGCGCCAGATTTTGACACGGTTGATTTCGATGAAGAGTTTACAGCACCGAACCCGCCTGTGCCCGCTATGATACAAACGGTAAGTGGCAAGACGTTCTTTGATGGCGTATCGACCGAGATTGACATTACCCACTGGATTTATATTAACTTTGACGCGGCGGTAACCGCCGAGACATGGGTTAAATTTACCGATGGGCGACGCCTAGATATATTACGAGTTGAAAATCTGGATGAGCGATCGCAGTATCAATTACTCCACTGCACTGATCGTGGTAACAAGGAAGCCAGCAAAGCTTAAGGTGAGTTATGACGGTTAAATTTAAACAAGACAGGCAAAATGACCGGGTATTTGGTGTTATTAAAGACATTCCAAAGCTAACAAGGCGCGGCCTACGCCAAGGCATGTTTAAAGTTGGGCATAGCCTTATTGCTGTTGCTAGTCGTGACATATTGAAAGGTGCAAAAACTGGTATTGTTTATATTAGGCGAGACAAAGCAGGTCGGCGCAGGCGTCACCAATCATCCGCACCAGGTGAAACACACGCTAATCGCAGCGGAACATTGCGCCGGTCATTGAGTTTTCAATTAAAGGGCTCAAGCGAAATTGAATTCGGTTATGGTGTTAGCAGTGGCAAGGAGGCGCCAGAATACGCCAAGTTTGTTGAGTTTGGCACAACCAAGATGAAAGCGAGGCCGAGCTTACTTAACGCTTTAAATGCAGAGCAGGGCAACATGACACAACATTTTGGAAACGGTATCGATAAGGCTTTTAAATAATGCGAGCAAAGGATTTTATTTTACAATTATCCGCTAAGTTACCTGCACTGGTAGACGATTTTACGACTTCGTTTTCTGTCAGCTCATTGACTCGCAGCGGGACCACTGTTACCGCAACCACTACCACGGCGCACGGTTTAACCGTTGGTAAATCAGTTAACGTTGTTGGTGCTCAAACGCCGATATCTATTACCAGCATTGATAGGGTTGGCATTGTTGCTACATTAGTCACTGGTGCCGATCACGACATGACCGAGGGCGCGTTTACTACCGTTGAAATTAGCGGAGCAACCGAGTCAGAATTTAACGGGACGTTCACGCTTTTAAAAGTTAAAAACCGTCGCACGATAACATTCAAGATAGCCGATAGTGGCCCAATAAGCTCAACCGGCTCGTCTTTGTTATTAAACGGCTCAAGCCCTTTGCAAAGTTATAACGGGCTTCAAAAGGTCACGGCTGTACCAACAACAACAACATTTGAATATGAGATCACCGATAGCACATTGTTTACCCCGGCATCAGGAACGATAACCGCAAAGACTCAGCCAAGAATATCAGGCGCGGCGACCGACGAACGAGCCCTAGAATCATACACCAAGCAAGCCACCGATGATGCGTGGTTATACGTTGTAATTAATGATGCTGTTGCCAATAAAAGCCGGACCTTAGAAATTGACGGAACGGATAACATTCAGCGCACAAACCACTTCAAGCAATTTTTAGCGCAGACCGTGAGCCTATTTGTGTTTATCCCAACATCAGGCCAAATATCGGGCCGCAAGGCAATGGACCGAGCCCAGGAGTTATTTAGGCCCATATGCCAAAGTATCTTGTTTGCAAAGTTCGACAGCTTACTAGCAAGCGGAAAATATAACGCCCTAATGTTTAATGAGCACGGGCTACACGGGTACAACACCGCTTTCTACATCCACCGATACACATTTGAAATGCAGTTATTAATGGGCATTGATGATACAATTGGCGCTGACGAAGACGTAGCCTTTAGAGACATTACGATGAATCAGGCTCACGATGTGGGCACTGGTTTGATTAACACTGACATTGATTTGGACGATCAACCATTATGAGACTAAAATTAAATCAGCCCATGGCTGGATATGAAGCGGGACATACCGTAACTATACAGACAGACAGTTGTGGAGTACCATTAGAGAAGTTCTGGCGCCGCCGTCTTAAGGATGCCAAGATTGATAATTGCGTCGAGGTGGTTAAAGCCTCCAAGTCAAAACAGGAGAAAACTAAATGACTACCACTATTCGCCAGCCAAAGGTCACGGTAAATATCGTTAACGCCTCGGCAACTGTAGGCAATACCGCACAAAAAATCCTATTCGTTGGTCAAAAGACTGCCGCTGGCTCTGCCACTGCTGGTGCACTGGTTGAATCTATCGCCAATGGCGGCGCAGAAGACGCACTATTTGGTCGTGACGGCATGCTAGCAACGATGATTCGAGCTAACAAAGTCCGTAACCAGCAGATACAAGTTGATGCGATAGCGCTGGATGACAACGGCTCAGGCGTCGATGCTACCGGCACCATTGCGGTTACTGGCACTGCTACCGAAGCGGGAACTCTAACGGTCATTGCCGGGTCAGAACGAAACTTTAAATTCAGCGTTGCAGTTGCGGATACTGACACGGCCACAGCGGTCGGTGCGGCAATCGAAGCGGCAGTTAATGCCAATCTCGACGTTCCGGTTACTGCGGCTAATGTTACCGGCACTGTGACGATGACAGCAATCAACGCCGGCACATATGGTAATAGCATCCCGCTTGAAGTACGCGGGACAGTGGCAGGAATATCAACCACAGTTACAGGCATGGCATCCGGCGCAACCGATCCGACCTTAACTGCTGTATTTGATGTAATAGGCGATAAGCGATACCAAGCAATTGTTTGGCCATACCCTAACGATACTGCCGAACTAAGATCTTTACTTGATCCTCGACTTAACGCTGACGGCAAGGTTTTAGATGGTGTTGGCTTTACTGCCTTGGCTGATACGGTATCAAACCTTAAAGTACTTGGTGCCGCATTGAACAGCCAAAGCCTGGTGATTATCGGTGATCAACTAGAAACCGAAACCAATTATTCAGGCCCATCTATTGTTGAGATTTCGATGGTTACCGCTTCACAGTGGGCAGGATTCCGAGGTTTACGGCTAGATACTGACGGATTCAGTGTTGCCGACTTGGTTATTACAGCAAACGGGCCTCTTGATAGCTTTGGCGGTCCGGCACTGGCATCTAAGCCGTATTTCAATACGCCATTTGCTGAACTCGTTCCAATGCAAACAGGTCGCGGCTTTGACGACTCGGAAATTAAAGATCTAAAAGATGATGGCATTACGGTTATCGGTAACGACATCGCTAATAACACGGTTATTTCAGGTGAGTTTGTAACTACCTATAAAACTGATGTTGCCGGCAATCCAGACATAACATTTGGGTTCTTGAATTTCGTTGATACCTCAAGTCAGGCGCGAGAGTTTTTCTTTAACAATCTGCGATCTCGCTTTGCTCAATCACGCCTAACGGAAGGTGATGTTATCAAAGGTCGGGACATGGCGAACGAGCAAGTTATCAGATCATTCCTTAAGCGCTTGTATCAAGAGCTAAGCGGTCCAGATTTTGTATTGCTAGAATCTGGTGAAGATGCACTAAACTTCTTTAACGATAATGTAGTTATAACAATCGATAAGGCGTTAGGAAAGGTAACAATCCAAATGATTGTGCCTCTTGTGACTCAGATCCGCGAGATTGCTAGCACGATGAAAATTAGCTTCTCAACAACTTCATAATTAATAGGGGGCATATAATGTCAAACCAAATAAATAACATCGCCATTCTAATTAATAATGTCATTGTAGGATATACATCAGACTCCCTATCATGGAAGGATGGGTTTGGAGAGTACAGCGTTCGCAACGCTGTGGTCGGAGGTGGCCAAACTGAACAGATTTTTTCAGAAGATCTAGCTACAAAGTTTGGTATGGTTAAATTCTCCATGCCAACAACCGAAGATAACGAAAAAAACAAACGCGACTGGAAAGTCAATAAAAATAATAATGTAGTAGAGTTAGTTGGGCCTACAGGCTCTACTTTTACCAAAATTTTTACTCAGGCTTCGATACTTGACGATCCAGAGTCTAACGCTTCTACAGATGGTAATATTGAAATAGAATTCCGCAGCAACCCCGCACAATAATTAACGGGGCTTATGCCCCAACTTTCTATCGAGGCCAAAAAAATGAAAGAAGTCACAGAAATAACTTATGAGCTAAAAAGTCCGTTTGAATATGCGTTTAAAGGTGACAATCGAGATGCTGCATTTATTACATTAACTGCCCCAACAATGAAACAACATTCACAAGCTGCCGATCTTAAGCAGTCAATTATCAGAATAGTTAGAGAGGCTGTTAAAGATTCAGGCGACGATGAATCAGAAGATTCAAAAGAAGATGAACAAATAACATCAAGTATGATTATTGCAACAATCTATGGCAGCGCTTGCGTTGAAGCTAATGTTGTATGGGCGCAAGCCAGAGCTTTACTAAAAGAAAACGTGGCCCTTGTAGATGGTGAGCAAAAACTTACCACTCCATTAATGGAAAAGATGAGCCCAGATGATTTTGAAAACATGGTTGGTGAATACATTGCAAATTTTACACTAGCCTAAGTCGCACACTTACAAAAAGTGCCAACGGCGTTAGGCCCGTTAGTGATGCCGAACTGATTAGAAATTGCATTCAGCTTGGCAGATTTACCAACGGCGCATATACAATTCAATGGATGGAATCGGTATCGCTGTCTGAACTGTATGCAACGATCAATCAGGTTAACTCCATAGCATCAGAGGAATCCAATGGGTAATAAAGTTTCTTATATTATCAAGTTGCAAGATAGCTTTTCAAAGCAGGCTAAAACGATTGCTCGCCAGATGAAAGGCATTGATAAAAACGCAGATAAAGCCGCGCGGACTATCAATAAAAAATTATCTGGCAGTTTTAGCAACCTTAAGAATGTGGCTAAAAATGCACTTGGGGCCGTCATTGCCGGGTTCGGAATTCGTGAGTTCTTAACCCGCGGTGCCGCCTTCCAAGATGCAATAGCTGACCTGTCATCAATTACCGGCGAGGCTGGTGAAAATCTAAAGTTTCTCAGTGACGAGTCCTTGCGGCTCGCTAAGTCCGCCGCCATAGCTCAGGTTGATGTGGCCAACGCATTCACCGCGATAGCATCGGCAAAATCTGAATTACTTAAAGATCCAAAAGGCTTGTCTATTGTTACTGAGCAAGCACTTCTATTAGCAAATGCTGCTGGCATATCCGTTCCTGATGCGGTTAGGGCGTCCGTTGGTGCATTAAATCAATTCGGTAAAGGAGCCGAAGAAGCAGAGAGGTTTGTTAACGTCATTGCTGCTGGTGCTAAAGTTGGCGCGTCTCAAGTGGCAGAAACAGCCGAGGCATTAAAGAACGCAGGTACTGTTGCCTCTCAGTTCGGCCTGACCTTTGAGCAAACAAATGCCATTATTCAAGTTTTTGCTAAATCAGAATTAAAAGCAGCTGAAGCCGGCACCGCATTACGAGGTACTTTATCAAAACTTGAAAAGATAGCTGGCGGCCAATTAGCCCCATCAAAAATAGGCATAATTAAAAGCCTTGAGATAATCGAAAAGCTTGGTTTGTCCAACACGCAAATTATTAAAGAGTTCGGAGAGGAAAATTTAAGATCTATTTTAATACTCCGTAGCAACATCCCGCTAATCAAGCAGTGGACAAAAGAATTAACCGGCACAAATATAGCATCTGAACAAGCAGAAAAACGACTAAGCACGTTCAATACCAAAATTAGAAGGTTAGGGATATCTCTTAACGATATTGTTATTAGAACATTCCTTAGGCTGGAACCCGTACTAACAAGGCAGGTAACTAACCTTGGTAAGTTTTTCGATACGATAGATTCCTCACAAATTGACGCTTTAGGGGACTCGCTTTCTGCCGTTGTTGAAGTGCTTGGAATTCTAGGTGATGCCATAAAGATACCACTAGCACTACTTAAAGGAGTTGGGACTGCAATAGGTGAGCTGGCCGCGTCAGTGGCTACGCTTGACATTTTTGGATCTCAAAGAACTTCTTTTGCGGATGCCTTCTCAATTGGTGGTAAGTTCCTGGGTGTGTTCGAGCGTGAAAAGGGCGGAACGGCTCAAGGTGTTGGCACGGGTACTATAAAATCACAAGCCGATGTAAATATAAACATACGCGCCCCTCAAGGCATAGTAGAATCGATTAAATCTAAGTCTTCAGGCGGTCCCGGTTTGAATATGGGCGTTAACATGGTGTTATCAAGATAATGGCAGACTCAACACGTATCATCGATGGGTTTTTCAAAGGCGTCCCGATTCGCATTGATTCGGGATCTGTTACTGGTGGTCGTAAAACAGTTAAACACGAATTTCCAAATCGAGATACCCAAACAGTTGAAGACCAAGGGCTAAAACCTAGAACTTATAACCTGCAAATTGTTATCGCGCCGAGAACTACTACTTCTGGCGGTATCACCAATACCCGTCAGGGGTATTTTGAGTACAGAGATTCAATTCTTGCTGTCATTGAAAGTAAAGGGACCGGAGAATTAATTCACCCGTTGTATGGTCGTATCGAGAATGTGAAAGCTACGACATTTAGTATAAACGAAGATTTCACCGACTTTGGCCGATCTCGTTTAAATGTTACTTTTGAAGTTTCGAATGATGCTGGTATTCCCCGGCAGACGATTGCGGCATTATCTCAGTTAACCCAAGCCAATAACTCAGTTAACGCCGCAGTTAACGCGGACATTACTAATAATTTCGCAGTACTAACTAAATTTACTAATAATTTCGGAGACGCTGCAGATAAAATAAACGAGATAATTGACGAGGCTGTTAAAGCAACTTCGTTCCTTGGTGCGGAAGCCGATGAGATTAACGAGTTTAACAGTTTTATTGGTGAACTATCAGCTGATGTTAATAGTCTGATTACCGACCCGTCAGGGCTTGCGACTAGTATTAATAATCTCTTTTCTAATATAGATGGGCTATTTGGCACGGCTGAGAATACATCCAAAGCCTTCGCTGGTTTATTCGGGTTCGGTGGCAGCGACGAGGACAATATTTTACCAACTACCGCAGGCCGCATTCAACGCATACAAAATCGGGCAGTGCTCAATGGTGCTGTTAACGCATCAACGCTTGGTTTTGCTTACGTGAACGTTTCGCAAATTCAATTTGAGAATGTGCGCGAAGTTGAAGAGGCAGCCGACGATCTTGAAGTTCAGTTCCAGCTGGTTATGACTTCGGGGTCGTCTAATGAGGTAATCGCTGCGGCCACTGACATGCGAGTAATCGTTCAGCAATTTTTTGATGATCAGAAAATCACACTCAAACAAATCATCGAAGTTAATGTTTATACCACCCCGGCCAGAGTATTGAGTTATCAGTACTACGCTGAATCGACTAGCGCGACACAGATCCTTGAATTGAATGGTATAACCGACGTTTCATTTGTCGATGGAACCGTGGAGATCGTAACAGCATGACCATTCTTCTCGAGGTAAATGGCGTTCAATACGATAATTTCACGGCGGCTAGTTGTGAAATTCGCCTTGATGCGCTATCAAATACATTCAGCTTTGAGGCTGTTGCTGCTGATGGAGTGGCTTTACCCTTTCAAGGCGGTGAATCCTGCCGGGTGATTGTTAATAACACCCCTGTTTTAACCGGGTTTATTGAGGTAGTGGAGGTTAACTATAACGCCTCAGAGCATACAATCAGAACACAAGGACGCGATAAAACTGGTGACCTGCTAGATAGCAACATTGATAAAATATCCGATCTTAGGGCTCCAATTACGTTAAAAGAAATCATTGAGAAAATAATTTCAAATATTGGTGCTGACATTAAGGTTATTGAAGAAGTAACAACAGAGCCATTTAGCAAGGCTCAAGATGTCGCAGCGCCGGAGCCTGCTGATAATGCATTTGATTTTATCGAAAAGTATAGCCGCAAGCGTCAAGTGTTATTAACCTCAAACGGTGATGGTGACATTGTCATAACCAGCGGATCCGCAGAAACAGCACTGGGCAGCATACAACACATTATCGGCGCATCAGATAACAACGTGCTTGCTAGTTCATTTTCCTTTGACACAACGGGGCGATATAATGTTTATCGATTCGCCTCGCAACTAAACCCCTTCGCTCTGAACTCAGCCGGTGACATTGGCCTCGATTCGGTAGCGGGACAGGACGGAGGGGTAACCGATCCCAATGTCCGAATAGGCCGGCAGTTAATATTAATAGCCGAGGCTCCAAATTCAGATGATCAGAACGAATCTCGCGCTAAGTGGGAAGCCAATATAAGAAAAGCTCGCGGGCTAGTTTATTCGGTTACGGTCCCTGGATATCAGGTTGACCGAACGGATCCTTTGTCTGACTTATGGCAGATAAATAAACTTTACCAGATTGTCGATGACTACCTGGGCAAATCTGAGCCAATGCTTTGTAACTCAGTTACTTTTACTCTTGACAATGATGGAGGTGAATTAACCTCCCTATCTTTTGTTGATCAAAAAGCTTACAGTTTAGACTTAGAAAAGCCACAGACAAGCAAAACAGCAGGGTTGATATTACCGATATGAGTATTATAAAAAACCTAATTCGATGGGCTAGAATTACAAAGGCAGGATCTGATACTGAGCAATTCGCTACTCAGCAGATGGAATACCTAGGCAAGGTTGCCGATGGTCTAATCGTGTTCCCTTACGGGCTACACGGCAACGTACCGGCTGATGCGTTGGCATTAATGCTTGCTGTCCAAGGCAACCCAGACAATAGAGCTGCAATAGCATGGACTCCAAAGAACCGGCCAACGCTAGCTAATGGTGAGGCTGCTTTTTATCACCCACCTACCGGCGCCTTTATTATTTGGAGAAAAACCGGCGATCTTGATATTGAAACGGGAGGCAATGGCACTGCTAATGTTAACATCAAATGTAAAGATGCAAATATTACTGCCTCTGGTGATGTTAATGTAACCTCCGCTACCTCTACCGTAACAGCAACCGACAGTATAGATTTAATAGCAAGCACAATAATAGAATTTACTTCACCGCTAACAAAAGTTAATGGAGCTTTCGAGGTTACAGCCGCCGCTACATTTGGTGGTGCAATGACAAACTCTGGCGTTAATGTTGGTAGCACACACACTCACGCGCAGGGTGTTGATTCAAATGGTGACACGCAGCAAAATACAGGAGTTCCACAGTAATGGCTGGTGATACAGACGCCGTGTTAACAATAGATCCAACAACTCAGTTATATGATATATCCATCGACACGGACGGAGATCTTTTAACTGATGATTTTTTTGATACGAGTTTGTTATATAGCCTACTTGGTGAGCGCAGAGCTGATCCTTCAGAAGTCGTTGAGCCTCAATTGCGCCGTGGATGGATAGGAAGCGAGGGTAAAGATTTTGAAAATGGATCTAAGCTTTGGTTGTTCGAGCAAGCGAGGGTGACTAGATCAAACCTTAACAGAATCGAGGACGAAGCAAGGAAGGCACTGCAATGGCTTGTCGATGACGGCTTTGCTGTTTCGGTAGATGAGGTGATCGCAACTGTAAAAAATGGTAAAGTGAGTCTTGAAATTGTTATACGTCGCAGTCGGTCAGAAGTCGAACGGCGTTTCTTTGATTTGTGGAATAATACGGGGCTAAGATAGATGAGCTTAGAAATACCAGAAAGCGCAGCGGTGGTTGAAAATAGGGCTAAGACTGACGTTCAGCGAGAGCTCCCCGAAAGCAACCCATTTTTAAAAAACTCTTGGCTATCTGCGCTAATTACTTCCTTTGCCAACAGGATATTTGATTTTTACCTGCAGTTACTAGCGGCTATCAAAGAGAACTTGCCGGATACCGCAACCACCGGAATAGGTGGTAAGCTATTACGATGGGCAGCGATATGGGGTAAACAACGGTTAGCTGCAACACAGGCCGTCGGCAGCGTCGTCGCAACTGGAACAGCGGCGGCAATTGTTCCAAACGGTACTGTAATGTCCACTTCAGGCGGGAACTATACATCGATAAGTAGCGCAACTATTTCAGCCCAGTCGATTAGCCTATCGGGAATAGTACGATCTGGACAAACTGCAACAGCCACAACTGTGAGTAATCACGGCCTAGCCAACAATGTACCAGTAACTATTTCGGGAGCTAATGAGACTGAGTACAACGTGACCGCTGCAGCCATAACCGTCACAGGGCTCAATACTTTCGAGTACCAGGTTGTTGGTTCGCCAGCAACCCCGGCAACCGGAACAATATTGGCCGCGTTTACTTCTGCGAGCGTTCCAGTTCAATCGGATGCTTTCGGAGTGGCTACAAACCTTGACGCGGGCGAAGAGCTAACGTTGCAGAGCCCTATCGTTAATGTCGATGACACGCTAACGGTGGATTTCGGTGCTATAGGCGGTGGCACTGATCAGGAAACAGATGCATCGCTGCGCCTCAGAATGTTGGACCGAATACAAAATCCGGTCGCACACTTCAATGCCTCGGATATAAGCGACAAAGCGAAGGAGGTTGCTGGCGTCACTCGGGTATTCGTTCAGTCCGCAGGGTTCACTATAGGAACAGCTGCGATAACATCAATCACTCGATTGGGCAACGTCGCAACAGTAACATTAACAGCCGCAGCAGATTTCCAGAGCGGTCAAACCGTGACGATCACTGGCGCTAACCAAGCAGATTATAATGTAATTGATGCGCCGATACTGTCAGAGAGTACAACGATATTTCACTATATCGTACCAAACACACCTGTTAGTCCCGCGACCGGCACAATAAGTTCAACCGTTACCGTGGCAATAGGTCAGGTGCGCGTTTTCTTCATGCGAGATAACGACATTAATCCGATCCCGTCTGGCTCCGAAGTTGCAACAGTCAAGACTAAAATAGAAGAAATACTGCCAGCTAATACTGACGAGGATAACGACCTGTTTGTTTTGGCTCCGGTGGCTGTGATCACCGACTTTACGTTCAGCTCGTTGACGCCAAACACTTCAACAATGCAGGCTGCCATCGTAAATAATCTAAAAGCATTCTATGCGGAGAACACTTCCGTCGGCGTTAATATAGATGAGGATGCGTACCGGTCCGCGATATTCAACACCGTGGACACCGAGACAGGCGATGTGGTCATAACTTTTGATCTGAGCACACCCACTGCCGATATTGTCATCGCATCAAACCAGATCGGCGTACTAGGTAACGTGGTGTTTAGCTAATGGCATTATTTGAGCGCAGAGATTTAGAGCAGTACACTAACAGCCTAGCGGACTATTTACCGGGGGGCATATTGTTTGCGTCTAAAAGTGTGAGTGATAGTAATTTCAGGAAGTTACTTCGTGGCATGGCTGGCGAGTTATTTCGAGCCAATGGGCTACTAAAGGAATACAGCGAAGAAATCATCCCAGATCAGACAGTCAAATTTATTGCCGAATGGGAGTCTGCCCTTGGCATCCCGGATGATTGCTTTAAGGTTACCGGAAATATCGCTAACCGTCGTAAAAACGTGTTAACCAAGTTGGCGGCTTTGGGAGTTCAAACAATACCTGACTTTGAAAACGTTGCGCTAATATTTGGTGTTACAGCTACTGTACTGGCTGGCAGCGAGAGTGGCATTGTTTTTTCTTCTAATAAGGCTGCCCGATTTACCATAGTGATCAACTTAACGCTACCTGAGCGGTTTCCTTATACTTTTCCGATCACGTTTGGTGATGACGTTACCGTTTTGTTAGAATGTTTATTTAATAAATTGAAGCCTGCGAACTGCAAGGTTTTATTCCAGGAGATATAAAGTGGAAGATCTAAACGACTTCTTAACCGGCGACACTCTTACAGCGGCACAATTTATACAGCCGATGAGCGAAGTCCAGAACATCATTGAAGATCTGGGCATAGTGTTAACTAATGCGGACTTAAATCAGCTAGGTAAGGCTATCGCTGGGTACGTCGCCAATGGTGCTTTTTATGCGGAATCGGGTATTGCTGATGCTTACATACTAGCCCAAATCGGACTCAAGCAGGCATTTACAGTATATGCCGACGGGACCAAGGTATCTTTCATTCCTGGCAACGATAACACAGGGGCGTCAACCATTAACGTATCTGGCGTGGGAGTTGTGGACATAAGAAGCCCAGACGGTACCGCATTAACCGGGGGTGAGTTACTTTCAGGCGTTACGGTTAGCTTAAGATTTGATACAGCAGCTGGTAATTTCAGAATGCTTGAAGTTTATCAGGCTACGGGAACCGCACTATTACGTACTGTCTCCAACAAATTACGGGAAAGAGTAAGCGTACTGGACTTTATACCCACGTCCGAGCATCCAGCAATCCTTGACGGAACAACCACCTTTGATTCAGCGGCAGGTTTTCAGGCGGCAGCATTGGCGTCGCTTAACGTCGAAGTTCCAAGAGGCACTTACTTAAATAAAAGTAAGACTTCGATCAGGGCTGGTCAAATTTGGATGATGCATAACCCGACTATAAAACAAGATGGTGTGGCATTTACTACAATACTCGAGGCTGATGACATAGCCGGCTGGGCTATCTTAGGCCGTACCATATGTAAAGGCACCTTAGTTACTGGATCAGATGTTGGGGCGGAGATTGGGCTCGTGGTTAAAGGGTGCTCACGCTACCGTGTCGAAGGGTACACCGCAGAGAACATGCGCAGTCATGGCATACACGTACAGGTGGGCGCGTCGGCACCTGCCCCGAGGGGCGACCAAGGGCAATTCACGGACTGCGCGGCCCATCAGGGGCGCGTCGGCGTTGAGATCGACCCGGGGGCTTCGTCCGAGTTTAACGTGTTCTCTAACTTTAACGCGGCAGGCAACCTCGACGGCGCCATCATCGGCGCAGGCAATTCGTTATTCATGGGGGGCAACATTGTCGATAACACGCGGGGTATTACGCTGGTCGCGGGTTCGAATCACGCGCACGGTTCCTTCATCGGCACCCAAATAAACCATAATAACGAGTGGAACATGAAAGCGATTAGCGTTCTTAATGGTCACACTTTCAGTGGTTGTCATTTTTTCGGCAATGGCGGCGCAACGTCTCCTATATTTTTTGAGAACTCTAAGGGCATTAGCATCGACGGCGGCATCATAGATTGCGCTATCCGTTGCGACGGTACGACCGGACAGAATGCTATCACTAATAACTATATACCTACAACTACTCCTGCTTTATTCGGAACTAACCCCGAGTTTTTACGAATCCTAAGTAATTGGACTGATGGCGGAGCGTGGAACATAAACGATGGCGCATCTGAATACTCGTTAGTCGCACGGGGCACATCTACACAAGCTATCCCATCAGGTACTGTGTTAGTTTTTAATAGCGCCGAGAAGGACAAGAGATCGCTATACAATTTAACAACGGGCTTGTTCACAACGCCCACCGCCGGTGTGTACGCCATAAAGATACTAATAACAGTGAGCGGGTCTGGGTTTCTCGCGGCGGGAACTAGCTTTGTTGAGCTACAAAAGAACGGGGTCAACCAAGGGTTTGTAGGGATGACGCCTGTGTCCGACACGGTATTAGTTGGATCTGCGGCTATAGACCTAATATTAGCCGTAAGTGACGTTGTAAGGCTGGTATCTAAAATAGTAGGAACTTCCCCTGTATTAGCAATAACATCAAGTCGAATGGTAATTGAGTTGGACCAATAATGTGGAGGGTGGGTGATGAGTCTAAGTTCTAAGCAACAACGATTTACACGGTGTATAGCACAACTTATTAATTACGCTACAGTCAAAGGTTATGGCCTAACCTTTGGCGATGCATATAGAGACCCGCGAGTATTTGGGGCACACGGTGTAAAAAAAGGATATGCGGCATCAAAATCCGTCCACAAATTACGATTAGCGACGGACCTTAATGTATTCATCGAAGATGTTTACATCTCTGACGGCAACCACGAAGCTTATCGAGATCTCGGTGAGGAGTGGGAGCGCATGGATCCTGATGCGCGTTGGGGTGGTCGATTTAATGACGGTAACCATTTTAGTTTTGAACATTGGGGATGCAAATAATGGACTTTTGGAATATTATCAAAAACGTGGGATCGGTGGCATTACAGGCTGCACTGCCTGGTACAGGATCACTAATCGTAGGTGCGATCAACGCAGTACTACCAGACGATAAGCAGCTGCCTGCGCATGCCACGGGCTCAGAAGTTCAAGACGCACTTATCCACGTACCGAGCGATCAACGTGCCGCGCTAATGGATAAGCAATTCGACGTAACAATCGAACAATTACGGCAGGCTGGCGAGTCTAACCGTGCAATGTTAGCAGCAGAGGCCACGTCCACACATACAACCAGGCCTAAGATCGCGCTCGGCGCGTTCTATGTCGTAGCGTATGCCGAGATTGTGGCGATAAGCATTTGGGCCTATGCCGTCATTACTAGCGACGATCCTCTTAAGAGTGTGACGGATGGGTGGGCCTTTATCGTAGCGGTCACGCTTCCGTTTGTGGGCTTACTTAATGCATATTTTGGCATACTTAAGGGCGAACAGGCCGACAAGCTGAATGCCTCACAAGGCAACCCGGCACGGTCAGGGTTGTCGGGTATTGTATCCGCGCTACTTAAGCGTTAAAATACAATTTTACTACCCACCAAAACTCAAGGATTCAATAATGTTAAACTCAATTCAAAAGCCAGCGGATAAATCAGATCCGACTAAGCGACCCCTTAGAACAACTGGACCTAAAAAGTAATGTTATTCCAGCTAGCTTGCGCGATCATTTTCTTGCTTGCTGCTATACCCGAACGCGCAAGGGCTGAAAACCTTTGCATGTCGGTGTTTTTCATTGCCACTTGCATTAATACTGCATTTGGAGACGCTTCTGGCGATCTGTTTTATTTTACTCGAGCAACTTTTGCGATGGCCGCAGCTTGGTATTTGTCATCACGCAGCTCATCAATTGGATTTTACCAAGCTATTATATTACTATTTGTTTTAACAGCTTATGCTGCACTTGAGTATGATTTTGCTCATGGTGAGAATATTCTTATATACTCTAACTTCGAGAGCGTAATCTATGGATTGGTTATATGCCAGCTTATTGGAATTCTTCCGACAATACGGAGTTGTTATTATAATTACCATTCAGGCGGTTGGGTTGGCAGTAAATATCTACCGAGGAATAAAAGAGCATGAGCATCGACACCTCAAACAACATAGGCAACGGAGCGCTGATAACATCGGGAGCGGGAGGGATAGTAACAGCGATTAATGAGTACTCGATCATCATAGGTTTATCACTAACATTGATCAGTATTATTATCGGCCTTATCTTTCACATTCGCGCAGACCGTTGGAGAAAACAAGAATCTGCTAAAAATCGCGCTGAATTAACTCGTGAAATCATGAAAGAATTAGAAAAAGAGAAAAGCAACAAGCCTAATTAAAATGGCCTGTCGCTAATTGAAATATTAGTTAGTAACTATTCATGCCCTCCTAAATCTATTTTTGAACTGATTCCCATCGATTTGACACGACGTTTTATTTCCTGTCAACCGATCTAGCACGGCGTATAGCGTTGGTGTTCCCCATTTAAAACCTATCGGTTTAAGATAGACGACATCACCAGGATTTATTTTTTCATGTCTAGCAATTGAGATTGCATTAAACGAACGATGTAAGTTTGGCATTATAACCCCTCAAGTTTCGAATATATCAAACCCATAAATAGCTTTAATCATTTTTTTCTTAAAATTATACATTGGCGTCTTCATCCCTTTCACATCCTCGACAACGTTTTTGCCGTTTTCGGTGTACTCGAAATCCGCCCTGTAAAACCCGACTTTCTTACCATTAACGATTAGATCAAACTTTGGCTGAAGCTTTAAATCAAAAATGCGTCCAGATTTTTCCAATATTTTAAGCTCTTGATATCTTGCCGCCTCTTTTTTTGAATCAAACTTTATACCGTCGACCGTTGTTTTTATTGCTCTGTATTTATTTCTCATAAGTCACTAACCCCTTATCAACAAGTTTCATTAAAGTTTATTTATACCTTGCGGTGTAGCCCTTATGGTTATCTCGCCTACCGCTTATAGTAGCAACAAGGTTTGGCTGGCCAAGGTCGTTAGCCCTACAAAAGTCCGCAAGATTATGGACGTGGATTTCATCACCATTAGGAGTTGTCACTACGTAGTCTTTAGCTTGCGCTTTCGCTGCGTTATCCTTTGGTGAAACGAACATGCAGGTTTCGGGGCTGTAAATCTTGTTACCTTCAATCTTTATGTCCTTATCAAGCTGGAATCCATCTACATAATTATCAGAGTACCAATTAAGGAATGTAGAGTAATTATGCCATTCATCGCATACATAACACTCGGAGTACGTGGGGTGCGTTAACTTTGCCCTAGGCGAGTAGCACCTATAGAGCATGTGATACCACACGTTTTTAGCCTTGTTATTTCTGATTATATCGCTGCCTTTTGCGCCTACGAACCCAACGCCAAAATAAACTGGATGCATAACATCTTTAACCGTGCCCCGCTTAACCTTGTCGGACTGAGTAAAAACTTCACATTCGGTATCAAAAAATCTAACAAGAACTTTTTTAGCGTTAATGATTTCAATAACCATCATGTCGCTGTATTTCTGTGACTTGTAAATCCCACCAAGTTTAACCATAATAAAACCCTCGATCTCTAATGTGTATATGACTATATCACAACTCTGAGATCAGAGGTAGCGGTGTCGTTATTTTATTACTACTAGCCCTTTGCTTATTAGCTTCATGAGAGTCTCGAACATGGATCGCTGCTGATCTTCGTAATCAACTTTACTGGCATCAAGTAATACGTGACAGCTATGGCAAGCATACACGCCGAAGATATCAGGCGATTTAAAGCCCGTGCCGCGATAGTTTGAGTTTAAATGCGCTAGCACCACTTTGCCTTCTTCATCGTGCGAGCATTGAGGGCTTACGCGCAAGGAACATGATTCGTTCTTAGCTGATGTTCTTATCGTTAACTTAGGCATTTCTAGTCCCCGCGATACATTCAAGGATTGCACGTGGCAAACCCTCCTCGTCGCTAAACTTACTCACACAAAGAGTGCCGCTATCAAATTCACCTGCGTTCTCGTCAATTATGTAACACTCTCGGTGCGCAAAGCAGGTATTAACCTCGTATTTAAAAGCCAAGTCAAACAGCAAAGCTTTATCAATCATCGGCCAGAAAGGGCTTTCGCTTCTTCCATTTCCGTAACCGCTACTAATTACTGAATAAAGGTTTTCAATACATTCGACGTTGCCAACCATTACCACCGTCAACCCTTCCATTCTGGCAATCTTTTTACACAATTCTAAATCTGTTAATTTACTGTCCATTTGATTTATCCTTTAATTTTTGGTATTCGTTGTCGTCGGGCATTGGCAATACAATCATTTTGTCGATCGCCCATTGCTCAATTCGGTTTAAATAAAAATGCATCTCGCCAACGTCCAGCCGCTTGGTTGATCTCTCTGATGTTTGACCAACCGGAAGCGGCACCACTTTAACCGGACAAAAGTAGCGCTTAAAATAACAATGCCATGTTTCCGCGTCGTAATAATCGCTACCAACTTCGACAGTGTTAGCTATCTCAGTAAGCCATTTCCAATATAAGCTATTTTGGTCAACGCTTCGCTTTTCTCGCCACTTAACAATTTTCACCCGAAATCTGCCGCCCTTTAGCACAAGCTCAGTGCACAACTTAAAGAACGATGACAACGTGTCGATACTTAGGCAGAAATCTTCTTTCATGATATCATCAAGCCTCACTTGTTAGTTCTCTTTGCCCATCCTCGCGAGTGGGCTTTTTATTTGTTAGATATATTTATAGAGCTATCCACTTCATTGCCGAATAAATCCCACCCTTCGGTAGCGTCCCGGGCAAACATTTCTAGCCGCGGAACATCGCCACACATTTTAACAATGTCATCGCGGAATTCACCAGGCTTCTTCGAGTGCTTACCAACAATGGCAGACCTTACGGCTCTAACTCCGTGATCATCAACCAAACTACCAGCTTTACCTTTGATAGCAATCAGTGCGGACTCGCTACCGGCCCTGGTATAAAACCCCATGCCGAAAAACGGCAGACCTTTAACGGTTAACTTATTCCAAACAAAGCCGTTCAGATTCTTAACGGTAAAGCCCCAAGCCTTACATAAATCAAGAGCTTCTTGCGGCTGACTGCCGACCCACCACATAATCAAAATACAATCATCAGCGCATAAACTAGCAACGTCCATGTTTTTAATTCGGCCAAGGTCATTGTTGGGTATTTAGCAAGGGCACCAGAGGTCATATTGCCGCCTGTTTTCTTGCTATTGAATGACCAAGGTGGATCACAATAAATTATTTTATATTTTATATTTTCCATTTCCACTTGTCCTTATTTTAATAGTTGGCTAGCTTTTTAATTCCGAAAGGCGCTATAGAATTAGATTCGGTTTTTGGCGAAAATAGATCATCCCAATACTTTAATTTATCCTTAGCCACCTTCTTTGCCCGGCTAATATCAGCACACATTACGCAGTTGTCACAACTTGAATATCGAACCGCTATATGACCGTTGTCGCATTCCTCGCCGGTGAAGAAAAACATATCACCATTAAGTTTTGCGTCATCTGGATTATTAAGCAATTTCGCTAAATCTTCATTGGTGAATTTGCGCCATTTGGCATGGGTTGGGTGTTCGCCTTGTGAGTTCATCTTTATCACTCCTGTGATTTAACTAATCGCGTAACAACTCATTAGCAATGCTTAGGCTCTCAGGTTGCCCAGGCTCATGAATAAAATAAACCGTAGTCCGTGGCCCGGTTCGCTTCATGCCATTAATGCCAGCTTTAAAATCAATCTCAAGCTCGAAGTGTTCCCACAACGCTTGAAGCTGCCCGCGCGTTTTGCAATGCCCGATCATGTGTGCAATTGAACTATCCATTGTTTTGCTCCTTGAGTTTGTCACAGTAATGCATAGCGTCTTTGCTTAATTGAACTTGATAATCAGTTGTACATGGCAAGCAGTATTCATTGGCAAACTCATTAACAGCATCAGCATTAATTGATGCTAGGCATTGCTGCGGGGCTTTATCGATAGCATCTAACAAGAAATCCATTTTACCGCTATAATCAATCCCTGAATTTGAATCCATCAAACCATCAGCGTGCCGCTTAATTAATGATATTTGCGCTTTTAGCTCTGCGATTTCTTGTTGTTGCTCTTTAAAATAACTAGCTGGCAGATATTCACCAAGGCCCTGAACCGCAATAAGCCTTGAACCGTTACCGTCTGTGTATACTTTTCTTTTCATTTTGCTCTCCACTTTGTTTTATTAAAATATATCACCTAAGTGATTTATTGGTATTCGACCATCGCCCAATTGACATCAGTCTAATTTTGTGCGCCAAAGTCCACACGAACTATTATATTTTTGCTCTGGCTTCTTGCTAACGAAACTACGCTTTGGCTTTGGTTTTGGCTCAACAACTTTTCGCTCTGGTCGGTACTCCTCGGCAACTGAGCGAAGATATTCGTTTGCTTCATCGCGCCCCGGATACCCCTCATTGAACTTGAGCAACTTCTCATAATGATTAGTTACTTCCTGCCGCCTATCTTCGGGAATGGCCCGCATCTTCTTAATTATCCAAAAGATATCATTAACACCACGGCGGCAAAAATACATTGTTGGTCTAATTAGTTTTGTCATTTCAATTCATCCGCTGTTAACTTGAGGGCTTTAGCCATTGCTATTACGTCGAATCGGCTTTGCGTTAGCTCGATGGTTTCTTCCTTGAAAGAAATGTGTATATATTCGTGACCCTCGCAACCATCAACCATCACAGATTGAATATCGCAATCGCTAAACTCATACTCACTAATATCAAACTCTTTGTGCGGGATTGGTATTGAATGTTCCGAAACGGGCCCAAAAGGTATAAAATTACCAAGCTCACCCTTTATCATCATTTGTGTACTACCTTTCGACTCAAACATAATGCTTTCACCAACCGCATCATAATGCGTTGCCCAACTAGGCGCGTTATCAATTTCTTTCTGTGTTAGTTCTCTCATAATTATCACCCTCGATGACTTGGCCAGTTAAATCAATGGCCGTTGTTTGATTAATTTTCAACCAAAGGCATTCGATTTTTGTTTTAGTGCCTCGCCCTGCGCTGATACGAGATGGTTTCATTTCTTTTTTCCATCCGCTTAAAATGTCGTTATATAGTTCAGTATCGTAGCCGCTTAAAACTATGTGGCCAGAAAGTTTTTTCAACACCTGCAGTAACTCGAAATGATCATTATCAGAAAGTTCATTTCTATATGTTCTATTTCGATTGCCTAAATTTCTTGTGTGTAACATATATGGAGGATCAACATAATGAAGAGTATCTTCGTTATCATGTTTAAGCATCAAATCAACTGCAGGTCTATTTTCAATTTGAACGCCTAGAAAGCGTTGGCCAACAGCAGCTAGAGAATCAGGATACTTAACCCATAAATCCATCGCTGTTCCGTAATCACGTTTTAGATCTGATCTAAATCCAGTTTTACTCATCGAAGTGCCACCAGAACCAAATCCCATTGTTGCTCTGATAGCTGTTCGTCTAGCTCGCTCAATAACGTCATCACTATATTCATAAGCCTTATCAAATTCATCACGGCTGTACGGAGTCATTTGTAATTTTTCGATTAATTCCTGCCTGGTATGTGAATCTCTAACCACTTGGAAAAAATTAACAATATCACCATCCAAATCGTTATATACCTCTGCTTTACATCGAGGCTTATTTAAAAGCACACCTGCAGCACCGCCATATGGCTCAATATAATATTTATGTTCTGGAAAATGACTTATAACCCAAGGTGACAGTCTAAACTTCGCGCCGTGATATCTTAGCGCTGGTGATTTCATTTTTATTGCTTCCATAATTATTTACCCCTGATTTCTGTGGCTAGGCCATTTAAATTGAACCCACTGACCGCCGTCGTTTCTCATTCTGTCCATAATGCGGACGCCTAATTGAGTGTTAATTTCTTCTTGGCCGAGATTGGTTAATATTCCGGTCGGCTTTAGATGGCATAAACGCTTGTCGACAATTTGGTTGATCGCCAGCTTCTCGTTGTTTGATGCGTTGTTTGATGTTCTGCCCAAGCCAACCTCATCAATGACAAGTAAGTCTAATCTAACCATGCCGTCGAAAAATTGCTCCTCGGTCATTTTGGCGTTATCGCCGTAGCAGCTGTTTAAGCGCATCATCAGCTCTGACACTGTGATTATCAGGCATCGCTTGCTTTGTTCCATTAGCGCGTTGCATATTGCTGCTGACAAATGATTTTTGCCTGTTCCGGTAGTGCCGCCAAAAATAAAGCTACTGCCGTTATTTAAGTGAAAGTTATTAATAAACCATTCGGCATAGCCTCGGGCATATTGCTGCCCTTCGCAGTTAACGACATAGCTTTTTAATGAGCAACTTTGATGAATTGGCAATATACCAGAGCGCCCTATAATCGATTTGCTGGCGTGCTCTTCATGTTGCTGTACGAAGGCCTGCGTTGTGTCGCGTTCGCCTTGCTGTCGTAGCGCTAGCAAATCCTGATAGCTATACTTAGGCTTTTCTTTGGTTGATTGGGCAAGCAACCGCCTGTAAGTTGATTTATCTGACACCTTAACCTCCCATCTTTTTTATTAGATTTTTAACGCCTCGACCATAGCCAGATTCACCCCGAATATTAAACTTTCCAGTTGAAGGCCAAAAGTCAGCAATCTTAGAGTTGTGGCTAACAATCAAATGAGCGCCATTATTTCTAATGTCGATATCAAATCCTTTGTCGATAAGTAGGTATGTCGAATGCTCGATATTGGATTTCTTTTTTAATTTCTTCCGCTCAGCCAAGGCCGCGAATACATCTCCTATTTCACTCATATCCGATATGCTCCCCTTGATCGTTAAATATCATTTTCTTAAAACCTGCTGGCTGTGAAAAGTCAGTGCCGATTTTGTTAATGTCTCGATGTTGACCTGTGCTAACAGTTTTCGATGCCGTTAAATATCCTTGAAACTTACTAGTTTGAAATAAAGTTGAAGGCCTAAGGAATCCTGCCATTTCTTGACTATTCCCCCATTGTGAATATTTAAAGTCGATCACTTTTTTCAAATCGTCAACACTGTGACCTTCCGACAACCTAGCGCTAATATTTTGAATATGTGACTTGGTTGACGTTTTGTATTTAGTCCCGATCACCGAATTCATGTGATTAATAATTTCCACAACGTCGGGCTTGCACGACATAGGATCTTTAAGATCACTATCACTATCATTATTTGTTTTATTCTTATTCTTTGTTTTATTATCTGCTACGTTTGCTATGGTTTGCTTGCTTTTGCTAGCATTTGCTACCTTTTGCTTGCCTCCTAGCGAACCCGCTTCAGCTCTACGTTTACACGTAATTTGATACTTTTCATCATCACGCTTAAATTGGTTTTTAAATGGTGAAAATGCAATTCTTACAACGCCATGAAGCTCTATTTCTTCACCAACTTGATGCGACCTAATGGCATTAAATAGCTCACCAGCTTGTTCATTGGTAAGATCATCAAGGATGTCCAAGCTATCAATATGTATCAAGAATGATTTTTTATTCTTGCTCATGTATAATTACCTCGTTGCTTAATTAACTAACCGGTGTCTGGCCGGTTTTTTATTGCGCTGCTTTTACTAATTTTGCGTATTCTTTTTTGCTTAACATAACCACGCTTTCATGTGATTGACGACTAATAATAATAGGTTGCTTAAGTGCCGCATCAAAAACAACGGCAGGTTTGCGTTGCATTGATGTGCTATTAAATTCTTGTAAAAACATATTAACTCCATATCTGATTGGTACCACTACAAGTATACGTACATATTTACAATGGTCAACACATTTAATTTGACACAGGCAATAAAAAACCCGAATTAATCGGGCTTGGGCTTTATCAAACTTTCCCTTAAATTAAACGTATTATTTATCCTAAGGCAAAAAGCCCACTTAGCTGACATTAATTAAATCTCCACTCTTTACAGCTGTAATCGTTACAACCTTCAAAATCATACGGGTTATATTGCCAAGATATTCGACCGCATGACGGACAGTTCCAGCGTTCCTTGCCTGATGTTGGTCTTGGCTTTCTGGGTTTCTTATATTTAATGCCCGGGCATGTAATCATCTTTCTTGTGTTGATATTTTGCTCTTGAAATGTTCGACGGCAAATTTTATCCAAATATGATTTAGCCCAAATGTTAGTATCTGCGCCACTAATTGATTGGGCATCATCAAGAGAAAGCACGGACGCCTTACCATAATCAAACGTATGACCGCCCATCACTGCAAAAGCAATGTCATTTCCGTTCCACAATTGTTTGATTTGAACCACATACTCATCATTTTGATCATGAACAGTTAGCTTGTTATCAATGTATTGGCAATCAACAGCTGTGATAGATACAGCGTCGACGGCAGACTTTAGGAGGGGTAACGATCTTATGTCATGATTTAGTTCTTCCTGTGCTTTCTCAATGGTGTATAAGCGAAGACCATCAAGATCGGTGCCGTAGCCTGCGCCGTTTTTATTGTGAAACATTACATTGTCGCCGCAGTTGCCATGCCGACTTGTTAAGTAAAATAATTTTTCCATGATACAATCACCTTCTTAGTTAAATAATTATCCCGTTGCTGCGGGATTTTTTATGAGTTGTAAAACGGTTCGTAAGTCGAAATAACGTCAACGCATTCTTTCGTGCTTTCTAGTTCAATGATTGAGTTAAGTCTGCCTAGTCCTCTGTTTAAGGCCGCTCTTGCTATAACTGACTCGCTTAGCCCTGTCTTCTGCGAGATAGATTTTATCTCTGCCTTTGTGCCATCATTAAATCTTACATTCAACTTTTCCATTGCGATTCCTTGTTTTATTGTTTGAATTTGAACTCGTCAACTTTTACGAATTCACCTGAGTAATTTACCTCGTCGATATGACCGTTAATATCAGTGCTAACATCAGCTTGGCCATTGAATTCATAAAAGCCTTTTTCGGTCGGCGTTTCCATTTCATAAAAAATATCTTCGACGTAACCGTTGTAATTTTTTATATCTTCAATGAAGTTAATATTACCGCTGGTTTCTTCAACAACTACTGATTGATTAAACTCGGTTACTAGTATTATTGCCTTTAATCCTGATTGAGTTTGCATGACACTTCCTTTATTTAGATTGTGTACACATTATTAATTATATTCGTGTCCACGTCAACACTTTGATTGATTTGTTTTTGGCAAAAGAAAACGTGTTATAATTAATGGGCCAATTTGGCAAGACTGAAAAAGAGATTGATAAAATGACTGATCTAAAGATTGAAAAAGAAATTATCGAAAAAGGCTTAACGGCTCCACGGGTAACACCAGAGCGACTAGAGCAAGTTATCGCGTCCGAGCAGTATCATGTTTTTGCTGGCACAACGTTTACCGCGTGCTTGCTGACACTTGAAAATGGCTACACTGTTATTGGTGAGTCTGCGTGTGCTAGTCCTGAAAACTTTAACGCTGAACTGGGGCGAAAGATTGCGAGATCAAACGCTGTTAATAAGATTTGGCAGCTTGAGGGCTACCTTCTAAAACAGAACCTACACGACAAAGCGTAACTTTTTGGCAAAAAGCCCTCGGAGTGAGGGCTTGGTGGGTGGTTACCGTGGTGGGAAATTTAAGGGGTCGGCATCTGAAAATATAAAATTGAAGTCGCCATCTATATAATGGGTCCATTTTTCAAAGTCGAAATCTTCCTCTAAATATCCGCTTCCGTAATAAAGCTCTGGTGGCTCACCAAGAATATTACCGCTTTCATCTTTGCTAAAGCTAATGAAAATTGATGCGCCTAAATCTTCGTGCCACTCGCTTGACGGTTTACATTTCATCATTATCCCCTTTATCGGTCATAGTTTAGTGGTTGTTAAAGCGCTTGATTGTGCTAGATTACTTGACCAACTAAATGTTCGGCCAGCTCCCTTGTTGTTCGATCCTTGCTTACATACTTAATACCTTCTTTGCTTATTCGATAGGCTGATCTATATCCTCCTTCACGTTCTGACCATAAAGAAGCTTCAAAGTGAATAGCGTCAGCGAAACCGCTACCCCTTAATTCGGCCTCAAGTTGATATAAGTTTATTGCTCTGGCATCTATTTGTATACCCGCCGACTCGCCGCCATGATCCCAAGGGTTGAGATTTACAATCATTGCGCTATGGCCGCGAAATTCCCATGTATTTTGATTGATTTTTGCAGGCTCGAAACATATCGAATTTGGGCAAATTTTGTATGCAACATCAATAATATTTTTTGCCACGCTAATATCCCTGGAAACGTTAGCAACTTGCTTTTGAAGCTCCTCAATTAACGCTTTGTGCTTCCGTTTCTGCTGTCTTCCGTATCGTTTACTCATTTTATCACTCCTCAATATGTGTTAGTAATTCGCCCAGCTTTGATAATGGAACTATCACAGCGTTCTCGTTGTTGACGTGATTGTTAATGTGAACATAAAACTTTGTGTCAGATTTCATTAGGCTGTATGTGAGCTTTTCGTCTGATACTTTCTTGATAACTTTTAATACGCTCACTTTACCTCTCCAATAGGTCTAATTGTCCCAGCCCTGAGCGCCAGCACCGAACCAAATCCCTCGCGACCATCGCTGAATTTAACTGTTACGTTGTTATAGTTGCAATACATAGTGACGGTTACCTGGTCGCTAGAGTGCTTGTTAGGGTATTTGTCGCCAACCTTAACTGATGGCCTATTCTTTGATTTGTTAATTACGAAACCTGGCATGATTTACTCCCACGATTCTTTAAGTTCGTTTAATAACCAGGCTGCGTTTTCCGCATTGGCCGCTCGCTTTCTTAATGCGTTACCCTTTTTAGTTTGAATCATCTCGTTAGCCTTTCTAATCTTGTTGATGCTGTTGGCTTCGATTTTTAACTGACCGGCTTGCTGCTCGTCTGGTGTTTGATTAAATATGAAATCTGCCATGATTATTGCTCCGTTATTAGTGAGAAATTAGATATTTCGTTTATAATTTCACTGAAGCTTGACTTTGATATAGCGTCAGTATCTGGGTTTACTAGCTTTAAATTTGACTCTTCCGACCATTTAAAGTTGCCGATACTTGTAGTTTTCAAGTCTGTCTTATAGCTTTTGCGTTCTTTTGCGTAAAGCGTACCATCTTCGTTAACTAGATTTTTAACCCCAAACTTACTAATAATAAATCTGTGCCCTTCACTTCCTGATTGTGATTTTATTATTTCAACGTAATCACCTTCTTTGAATTTAAAATTTACCATTGCATCACCTCAATTATATTAACGAATGAATAGGCTTCGATAATTGCGAATACTACAAACAAGAACCAAAACCAACGTTTTGCGTGTTTTTTATATGGCATTGATGGCTACTCCTATAATGACGGCTAAGACGATAGCCCACGGGCTATTACAAAATTTATCCCAGTTCATGATAAGTCGCTCACTGTTAGTTTGATCGGCTTGCTTAGTATTGGTTTTGACTTTCTTATAAATAGATCGTTGTCACCGTCGCTAATACTTCTAGTTACAACGGCTCCTTGGTATTTATAGTGCTTACTGCTCTTGTTGATAAATATAACCTTTTCACTTCTTGCTCCAATGAAGTAATGCGTTGCCCAGTCAGGCGCTTTATCAATCTCTTGCTGTGTTAACCGCCTCATTATTTACGCCCCTTTATCTGATTCTCAATCGAATCACGAACCACCTGAATTTTTAGCATGTCTTCAACGTGATCTGAATAGATTTTGTCGGCTTTATGGTAGAGCTCATCTAAAAAGACTTTGCCGCTTGAATCTATCTCGCCAGAGACTTCTAACTCTATTTCTTGGCCTGCTATATCGATTGTTACCGGTCTGTATGTGAATTGCTGTGCTGTCATGGTGGCTCTCCCTTTGTTTTAGATACGTTACTATGTGAGGCTTTAGTAAGTCAAGTATATTTTCAAGGATAAATCAAAGGTATTTTTAAAGGTATAAAGTTGTTGACAGTAATTTGATAGCGTGTAATTATGAACGCATCAAAACGAAGCGAGGTAGCAAATGAAAACTAAAAATATGGACGTTCAAATGTCCGACCTAACAATTAAGCAACAACAGGAAATTAAAGCTGTTGATAATATTCCAGTTGGAAAGGCTCGCACTAAGATTTTAGCTGACGCAGTGGCCGCAAAGCACAGGCGGTTATTTGGGGGCAAAAAGTGAGCGGCCTGATGTCTCGCCGATGTTATGCAACTAATGCCGAAGCATTGGCCGGAGCCATCGAGCAAATGGCGCAGCATGAAGCGCTAGGCGATAAGATTAGCGTAGAAAACTCAGCGTTACGGCATCAAGCAAGAGTGCAGGCGCGAGTTGATTCAGATCAAAGGTTCCGCGAGTTAATGTATAAGCTACGAAAGCAAAACAACGAGGCTATCAAAGTTAAGGCATTGACTTCCGACATGGTTTATCCAAAAGGGGCTAGACATGAATGATTCGGAGTTAAAGTTTATGGAAGAATGCGCCGAAAGAATCGGCTTGACTTTAGAGCAACTAACTGAGGCGGATCGCGCCTTCTGGAATGATTAATATGGAAATGTCAGAAAAAACAAGTGAGCTATTCGCTGCTTTCGTATTGTTTCAAGGCGAGCTAACCATGGCAGCAAAAAGCAAGGCTGGTCACGGTTACAAATATGCCGACCTTGCTCAATGTATCGAAACTGCACGTGAGCCGCTTTTAAAGCATAATTTGGCGGTCACTCAGTTATTGGGGCAATCAGATAAAGGCACAACTTTAACCACTATGCTGACTCACTCAAGCGGAGAATGGATGCGTGACGCGTTTGTTATGGAAAAGGCGGTACTTCAAGGCGGTGCGGGCAAGAATCCAGCTCAAGCAATGGGCGCATCAATCACCTATATGCGACGTTATGCTTACACAGCTATCATTGGCATGACTCAAGAAGATGAAGACGCCTGCAACGTCAAAATACAGGCTAAAGCAGCTAAACAAATGGCTCCCGAAATTGATTTAATCAACGAGGCAATTAAAAACAATGATGTCGGTTTTGTCCAAGAAAACTGGCAAGGATCAATAGCTAAAGCATGGCCTAACTTAAATGGTCAGCAAATCGAATCATTAAATAAACTAATTAAAGGGTAACATCATGGCACAACGTGGAGTAAATAAAGTAACAATCCTTGGGGTTTTAGGTCAAGATCCTGAAATAAGATATATGCGAAACGGGGGTGCTGTTGCAAATATCTCTCTGGCAACTTCTGAAGCGTGGAAGGATAAGCAGACAGGCGAGAAGAAAGAAAAAACCGAATGGCATCGGGTGGCTATCTTTGGCAAGCTCGCGGAAATCGCTGGTGAGTATTTGCGCAAAGGCTCGAAAATTTATATTGAGGGAAAACTTCAGACTCGCAAATGGAAAGATCAAAGCGGGGCCGATCGCTATACAACTGAGATTGTTTTAGATGGATTCTCAAGTGTTATGCAAATGTTAGATCCGCCAAGTGGCCAAGGTCAGCAACCAGCAAGACAGCAACAGTCAGCTCCACAAGGTGGCTACCAACAGCAACCAGTGCAACGTCAAGCGCCGCAACAGCAGCCAGCTCAAGCGCCTGACTTAGATGACGGATGGGACGACGACATTCCATTTTGACGAATACATAAACAACAGCCGCGTTAACAGCGCGGCATAGACTAAGGTAGTAGATACAAAACAATAAACAACCTCTAATATGGAGGCTAACAAACTAACAGGTGGATGAAATGGAAAACTTAAAATTTCTGATTAAATCAGTAGAACAACAAAGCGAAGATATACAGAAAAAAATCAACATGGTTAACCAGGCTTCAAAAAAGGATGGTTATCTAATCAGTGCATCTGATGGGTATTACTCCGTTAAATTCACCGGTAAACGCCAAGAAAAAATCAGATCTTTAATTGAGTCATTCATTAATGAGGATGATAAAACTCGCGAACCATCATTGGATAAGCTAAACACAATCTCAAAATTGATCGGGAAAGGTGAATAATATGAAAACTGAACTATTGGTAATTAAAGGATTAAAAATTATTCCGTTTTTCACCAAGGGCGATTCGGTTGATCAAATCCTTGATGAAATAGCCAAAGAAGCTAGGGCTCACGTTCCTGATATTTCGACAACAAAAACCCGCAGTGAAATAACAAAAAATATCACCAAGGTTACCGATTGTAAGACATTTCTTGAAGATGAAGGAAAAGCACTGGCGGCTGAATACAAACTTATCCCTAAGAAAATTGACGCGAACCGCAAAAAGGTTAAGGACTTTTTAAACGATCTGCAAACTGAATTGCGCCAACCGTTAACTGACTACCAAGCCGAGCAGAAGCAAATAAAAGATGTTAAGGCATATCTTGTTAAGTTCGATGCTGATTTAGAGGCGGGTTATCTTGAAAAAGAAAATCGAGATCTAAAAGCAGCCCAGACCGAAACTGATCGATTGGCTGAAATTGAAACGGCAAAAATTGAGGCGGCAGCCAAGGCAACAGCCAAAGCCGAGCTAGAAGCTGCGGCTGAAATTAAACAGGCACAGCTTGATACTGCCGCAGCCGAACAGCGTGAAGCCGCAGCAAAGCAAGCCACCAAGGATGCCGAATGGTTAACTTATATCGCTGAGGCTTACGGAATCAACGCCAAAATTGATTTTGATAGACAGGCAGCGATAGCCGCAGAAGAAGCCCGCAAACGTCAAGCTCTTGACGAATGGATTGAATACATCAGCGATGCTTACGATTACAACGACAAATTAATTGCCACCAAAAATGTCCAGGCAGCCGAAGCTAAACGCCAGCAAGCTCTAGCCGACCAACAAAAGCGAAATCAGGCAGCTCGCGAGGCTGATTTAGATAATAAGATGGCTAAAAACAACGCAGCAAAAGACGCTATTATGGCGTTGGGATTTCATGAGGTAGGGGCGAAAGCGATAGTTAAAGCAATTGCCAAGGGCTTAATCCCGGCAGTAACCATTCGATACTAGCCAAAGGTCTAATACCCAAACCCACAAACAAGGCTTATCTTATGGGTAAGCCACTAACAAGTAGAAGCGAGAACGATATGAAATTAATAAAAGATAAAATCAAGAAAATCGAAGATGCTGAAAAAACTATTGATAAATTGAAAGCTCTAGCGGTAACCGCTACAGCATCACACCTTCAACCGGCGGTTTGTTATATTAATGGCGGGACATCAAACGGAGCCGTGGCCATTGATGCTGACTTGTTTGATGTAACTATTAAGTCACAAATAGAAAGGTTGGAGAATTCTATTCGCAAAGACAAAGGGATTATTGCTAGCTTTGAATCTCTGCTAAGTATTAGCTCGCCTAGCGATGCCGAGAAGTAATATGAAATACCTAATCCAGGGAAGTGAACCCCAAAAGCGCGTAGAGCTAATAATCAGCTTCACCAAAATGGATAGTGAGGACATGCACCAAGCAATTATCGATCACTTAACCAAGGGCTTCACAATTAGCCAAAGCGCAAAGATTAACGGGGTCGCTCAGTCTAATCTAAACAGAGATATGGCAAAGTTAAACGTTATCGCTGGAAAGATTGAGGCAATCAAAGCGCTGGATTGGGCTCACATTAATAATGAATCAGATAAGTGATATAAATTAAGGGAATAAACATGAAATTCAAATGCACGATATGTAAAAAGCAAATTGTTGAAGGTGATAAGTTCCGAATCGAGTCAGACAAGTACGATGACGACAATTCAGGAAATTTAACTGGAGAATCAAGCGAAGAAAATGTTTGTTATGATTGTCATGATAAGGTTTTATTCGAGATTCAATCTATAAAACTTCAACATTGATAATGCTCTGGACTACCAAAACCAGCCCGTTAATTCGGGCTTTACCAGTAGTAAAACAACAAAGGAACTAACATGACAAAACACGAATTAAATATTATTAAGCTGGCTGAGTTTATAGCTGACGCAGAAAAAACTGGGAACCACCTAATTTGCAAGCAGAGCCTAGCAATGCTAAACGGCTTAGTGATGGCTCATGCTATAATTACTGAAACTGAATACATAGAGTACGACCAAAAAAAACCTGAACCGGCCAAAGATTATGTTGACCTTTGATATAGCGATGCGTGCGCTTACTTTAACCACAGTCGCGATGTCTGTATTATTTATATTCGCTGTTACATGCGTTGCGATTTCAATATATTTAATTAATAAATTTGAAGAGGATGATGAGTAATTAACTATTGACACGATAGCGAATAGTATTACTATGGTTGTTGTGTCATTAATTAATTTTTAAGGAAAACCATGTCAAACAACGAAAAATCAATGCGTACTCGAAAGGAGCCTGACGCTCGCAAAGTCGATATTTTGGCAGCCGCATTAGAAGAAGCCGCTGAGTATGGAGTTGACAGCATAACCCGTCGAGGAATTGCAAAGCGAGCTGGCGTATCTGAGTCGCTGGTTAATAAATACATGGGTAAGCTCTCACAATTGCGCAGCACTGTAATGCGCCAAGCTGTTAAGCACGAACGCTTAAATGTCATCGCCCGGGGTATTGTAACTCCTTCAAAATCGAAAACGAGCTCCATGTATTTAAACATCATCGCACAGGGTATTGTCACTAGAAACCCCTACGCATTAAAAGCCAGTGACGAATTGCAAGCGCGAGCCCTGGCCTCATTCAATAAGGTGTGATTATGCAAACCATAACTAAAGAGCATTTTGATAATTTATTAAAGCGATCTAAAGTAACGATCAACCAATACCCGTTAGACTGCAAAATTATAACCGACCTTTTCATAGGTAAAACTCTTATTGCCACCAGAACGTTAACCGCATCGACTGCTGTTCACCGTGGCCTATCTCATATTGATAACGATCTTGGTGACGTAATGTCAACCGCTTTAAAGGACGATGTAACAAAAATAAAAGATGTTGTTTTTCTAGCCGTTGGCCATGTGAAAAATAAGGATAAATAATGAGTATTGACATTAAGCTTGGCAACTGCCCGTTTTGTGGAGACCCCGCGACGTGGTGCGGAAACGAATCAGACGAACCGCATTCTTGTCACATAATACATTGTGGTAAATGTGATATAAATTTCGATATGTGCGCAATAGGTCAGGGTCCGACTGATGAGGACGAGACCGATCCGTTGCGCCCGTTATTGGACTATTGTGCCTACAAGTTTAATTCCTACGAAGACGATCAACATCGCATTGCAGAGCTTGAAGAAGTAGACAAGATCTCAGTTAATTACATAAAGCTGCAGAGCGATCGGATAACCGAGCTCGAAGCATGGGTTGAAAAAGTAAAATCAATGCAAGAGGACATGACGGCATCTAATGCATTAAAGAGCATTTAGAGCTTCTCTATGAGTTAATGAAAGCCATCAGGAGTGGAATATGAGTACACATAAAAACTGCCCGTGCTGCGGAGCTGGCGAGCCAATTAGGGTTTTAATTGTAGATCACAATATAGCTGCCTCGATGATACTTGCTATACTTGGTCTTGGTCAAGCAGCTAGGAAAGCAGCCGAGGAATTTCGACAATCTGCACCGTGGGAAATAACAACTACACTTATCCCAGATCTAAGTCTGGAATTAATAATGCCGGAGGAGACATATGACCCACGGATACACCTCGCGCCGAACCACCAAGATTACACACCAAACCACCGCAAGCAACGCCGCGGCAAATTTAAAAGGAGCTCAAAACGATGACCGTACAACCAAAGGATAATGCTGAAGCGATTAAAGGTCAGAACGCACTAAAACTCGCAGTTGAAAAACTTGAGGCTGAGATATTTAAAGATTGGCCAACCAAACGTATATCGCAGAACGCGACAGGAGTAGTTTTAGGAGGATGCCACTCATGCATTTTTACGGGCGCTACTATAATTAATACGCCTAAGGGCGCATATAATTTAATTGGAATCACTTAAGTGATGTTAAACGGAGAATAAAATGAACGCAATATATAAACCATTTAAAAGTATTGATGAAATTAAAGCTAAAGGTGAATTCATCAAAAAAGGGAAAATAGTTCCTGTTCGAATTGCGCGCGTTATACCAAAGCGAAATAGCCACCTATTGTTTACGGGATCAAACCAATGGGCAATACCAACAAGGTCAGGATATCTTGTTTTTGTTGAAAACAATGATGGTTTATTTGATTTTGTTTTAACTAATCCTATCAAAGTTAAGTCGTGCGGTCATTTTTATGGTGCTACCAGTAATCAAGGTTACAATAAAAAAACAACCTCCAAAAACCCTGAAATACATGGTTCAACATACCACCATAATGGTGGCTCAAAATGGTTGGGCAATCATGAACTAAATGAGAAAGATTTTTTAAATAAATTTAATAATAACTATTTAAAAATGAATTCTTAATTAATAGGACGGAAAAATTATGGACTTAAAAGTAAGTGTTGAATTTAATCTTGATGGCTTCATCGAACGTTGAGGTGATGATTCGCTAGAACAATGCATTCAAGACGAGATAAAAATTGAAGTCTTAAAGAAGGTTAAAAGTAGTGATGAATATAAAGAAATCATCAAAAAGAAAGAAGCTCTTATGATTAAAAGTCTTAATGAAACTTAACTATTAATCTTAAAATGGAAGGTCTTCATCATGCCAATAAAGCGAGTTAAATTAACAATAGGCAAAAGTTATGTCGAGTTGGATATAATGTTTGATGATGCTGACATTGAAAGTATGGATTATGACGCTATGGTAAACTACGCAATGGACGAGGCATTTTGGAAGGGTGAGCTAAAGGTTGAAATGCAGGACACAGAAGGCGCTCAATTGCCTATTAGCAACGCAAAGCATTAAGGCATGCAGATGCGCGGGTTAGTCGGTAGAAGGTATTTTAGCCGTGATTACGGGCACATGACAATAATCAAAGTGTCGAACGTGTTTCAAGAGGTCACTCTACAAATAGATCATGACGGTTCGACATTTATTCGGCCACTTCGTTACCTTAAAAGACTTGAATGCCTGCCAAGCGATCGCATGAAAATAGCTCGCATTATAATTATTGGATTACTTATTTTATGCGTAATAATATTGTTGACACTGTAGGGAATAAGGCGTAAGTTGATTATAAAGCAACAACGGAGATTATTATGAAACACTTAAAATATTGCTTTTATGCCGCCCGTGACTCTAAGGTGTCAGGTAATCCACAAGCTGTAATGTATCATCCACAAGCTGTAATGGAAGAGCTTGGTATAACATATCAACATGCCACACCTCAAAGTATTTCTGACCAATGGTGGTTTTGGAATTGTGAAAATTTGCCAAATAATTTACCTGAGTTTTTGTCTGATTTAAAAATATCAGATCCTATGGAGTATGTAGGGCGTGGATTGAGCAAGGAAACAGCTGAAAAAATACGAGATTACGAACCTAAAAAATCGTAAAGGAGAGATCAACATGTTCTTACATCCGAAAAAATTAGAAGATTACCCACCCAAAGAAGATATTGTTGTTCTTGCTGTAACTGGCTTTTTAATCAAAGTTATTATTTGTATTATTTTATGGAGATTAACCTATGCTTAAATTATTAATTGAATTTGTATTATTGATGATTTTGTTCCAGCAGGTAGCAGATTTAAACCAGGCAGTATTATTTGCTTTGATTGGTACTTTAATATTCACACTTAGCAATTGGATCCTCGCCAAGTCGACAGGAAAAGCAATGTCACGCGACGAAGCACTAAAGTGGTGTGATAAATCGTTAAGTGATTGGCCGGGTAATGGTTCGTTACCTCTACCGCCCGATGGTTGGTCATGGATGAAAACAAACCTCCACCAAAAACCGGTTCTGATATCAAATAACGGCTTAATAACTAACGGAGATTGGCACGATGGCTTTTAAAAGCCCGATAGATCAGCATGTAATTGATGAAAATAACGCAGCGCCAGCAGCACAGAAGCGCAAACAAACACTGAGCGCCGAGAGGTTACGCGAGGCAACCCAAGCTTTCGAAGAACAAAGTTTTTAAATGAAATGGGCATAACAAAAGAGGAACTTTACGATGAGTGACACTGACCCAACGCTTCAGCCAAAGACAGAATACGCCACTAAGCCAAAATGTCATTGTCATAACTGTCGTATTTCGGAATGGCCAAGTCACGGAAATTATCCATGTACGGGATTTGTATCACAATATGAAGGCGCTTTGCGGATTTCGTTAATAATTAGTAAAGCATGCGTAATTTCATTGTTGTTGATGTCAGCATATTCTATTTTTATATTTTTTAATAAATGAGGCTTATAATGAAAATGACGTGGTTTGGATGTGTTTGCATTATTGTTGGGTCAGGAAGCATTGTATTTACTAGCTTAAATATTTTTGAAATGACTGAAATTACTGAAGCGCATTTCTTTGGCGAGTATCTACTAGGTCTTTTCATGTCAGTGTTTGTTGTTGTTTTTGGGCATCTAGTGATTAATGGGTTTCTTGAAGACTAAATGTAACTGGGCGCACTTGCAAAGCGAGGCTATAGTGCAAATATTAACCTAACCCTTAGGAGGGCCGTCTCGGGATTCGCTGCCAAGACTATCTCGCGTACCAGCGCGTTATCTGATCCCTTTAGGTGGATGTCGAGAGACTACTGGCCACCAGCTCCAACTATTCAACTTGTAATAATTAGCCCATGCACAGTGGGCTTTATTATGTCAATAAGCCTATTGACACCGTAGAGAATAACGATTAATGTCTAAGAGTAAATAAAAAAAGAAGGCCTTTAATTGGGTCGTAATTAAATAAAGAGAGATGACATGCTCGAATTAAAAAAGAATGATTTCGCAACGCTTCACCAAAAGGCTGCCGACGTGGAACTTGGTAGCGATGTAAAAGAGCTTGTGTCTGAAATGTGGCGAATCATGGCAGACAATAACGGCATTGGCCTTGCTGCTAATCAGGTCGGTGTATTAAAGCGGGTGATAGTTGTCCACACTAACGGCTTTTCTACGGCCATTATCAACCCAGAAATAACAAAGCTATCAGGCAAGGTGAAGAATAGCGAAGAAGGTTGCTTATCGTTCCCAGGCAAGCAATCAACAATGAAGCGAGACAACATTGTTGTAGTTGAAGGATTTGATGAAAACTGGAATCCGATTAAAAAGAAAGTTCGCGCTCTGTCTGCTTTTTGCGTTCAGCATGAGATAGATCATTTAAACGGTATTAATATTTAATTAATCAATAAAACATAACAAGAGGAAAGTAACATGAATAAATCAACAGAAAGCGCATGCGGACAAGCAGTGTCATGCACCGAAGAAAAGTATGTATCACTAATGTCTGTTTACCATCAGATTAATGATGTTCTTAATCGATTGGACAGCTTAAACGAAAGACTTGGTGTTTATGGAGAGGCGTTGACTAGTGGTGATAAGCCAAAAGAGGTCAGTATGAATCCTAACAACTTGATTCAGGTCATAGATAGATTGCCTGGGATGGCTGGCGACAAGCTATCGAATATTCATGATTTGATTTCACAATTAGAATCTCGATTGATTTAAATAAAAACCCACCGGCTTTGATTAATCGGCCGGTGCAAATAAGGAAATAACGATGAAAGAGAAATTCACACAGGGCAAGTGGTCGGTTGTCAATAAAAATGTCGACTATGTAAAAAACACCGTAATATTACATGGCAAACCAGGTAAGTACGATGCTGCCGGTGGGTGTATGGATATCGACGCTAGAACAGAAGCTAACGCTCACCTGATCGCCGCAGCGCCTAAGATGTACAGAATGCTAAAATCAGTAAGCGAAACATTGTTAGCGCTAGATAAGCATACCCATCCGTTAATCGAGCTTGACGCCTTGTCATCATCTATTGACGCGCTACTAGCCGAAGCTCGCGGAGAAAAGACATGAAGAATGTGACATTATTGTGGGTTGTTAAATTAATTATGTGCCACTTTTTAATGTGTGTAGTTGCGGCATTTATAGCATGGGATATTAATTATTTCTGGATTTCTAATTGGTCAAGCCCTAGTAGAGCTGCGTATTTTATTATGATGAACATTGCTAATATCTACATTCTATCTCGGGGTGATAAGTAAATTCAAAAGTTGAAGGATAAACGCTAGTTTGATATAATTGTTTTGTGGCTGTAGGAGGCCTAGTTTAATTAGAGAATATACATAGGGTTAATTGTTAAGTCTTATACATGCGGGAAAACTCCTACATGTATATCTCTACCCCGTGTATCGGACTTAGCAATTGGCCTTTTTTATTGCCCTTACGAAAGTAAACAGTGCATCAAATCAAAGTTCAATTCAAAACCACATCAAATTAAATCACCCCTCTACCACTCGACCATTCTTTATATGTCGGCAGTAATGCTCTCAGTTCTTTTATGGTTTAAAGCTAGTAGAACTTTAGTTACAAACTAGCGCTTGAGTAATAAAGCCAGAGCAAGTTAACAGGACGCTTCATTAAGCGGAAGGCTGGCAAGCTAATACAATTATGGTAGATATTAGCCGCGTGGGAACTCATTCAAGAGTTTTGTGATATTACCTAATGCCTTTATTGGTATAGGGTTAATATCGCTAAGAATCTATTCAAGAGGTTAAATATGAAAGTTAAGTTGAGTAAATCAGAGAAGAAGGCAAAGCGGCAAGCAAGAAGGGTTACTAACCTAAACGCTATCGATGACGCCATAGCAAAATGTGCTTCATTCGTTGGCTTGCCAAAAAGCAAATACTCAACGCTTGAATTAGTTATTTGTGTGTCAGCAAAGCTTGATGTTGTAGTAAGGGGTGACATACACCCTAATCAGCAAATAAAGTCGCTAGCAAGAAGGTTGGCATTTCTAAAAACTAAAAAGCCTTGCGTAGTGGTTAACAGAACAAGAAAGGAGTTCTTTAATAGCAGATCTTGGAAAATATTAAGATACCAGGCGTTTGAGAAGTACGGAAATAAATGCTGTTGTTGCGGCGGATCTCCGTCGGATGGTCTGACAATGCATGTTGATCACATTTTACCGAAATCAACTCATCCCGAATCGGCATTAGATCTTAATAACCTACAAATATTATGTGAGGACTGTAATGTTGGGAAAATTAACCAGTGGGAAACAGATTGGCGCCCATAACTAACGTATCTAATGACCACTATTTAAATTTAATAATTGGAGAATAAATAATGAAAAAACTAAAAAGCGTAAGCTGGATGCATGAAATTTTGGTATTAAGATTAATGGGATTTTACCAAGGGACGTATTGTGATATCTGGGATTGGTGGCTCGGTACAACATTAAGCGGTGAATTCTCTTTTTCTGATTGTAAAGAGCACACCATAAGCTTAACAAATAACTCCACTGGCGTTACCCGAACCGTCTGGACCGCTAACCACCCTTACTCTTCAATAAGTGATTATACGGGCGGCATGGAAGGCAAAAATAGAGCGTCCAGAGCGGCAGTTAACTTATTTGTCGAAAAATACAACGAATACATAATTAGAAAAATTCAGAGCTCAACGGAAAAATATGAAGCGGAATTGAAAATATAATTGATACTAATGTTTAAAAATAAATAAGGAACAACAATGACAATGCACAAGCAAATAAGCATTAAGGTGGCCATCTGGTTAATAAATTTCGCAATAACATTATTGCCAGCAGGCTACAAGAATAGAACCTTCATTAATAACTGTATTGCCACAAATATAATTAAAGCTGAAAATAAATAAAGGGGTAACCAATGAAAATGAAACCTTTAAATTTGGCGCTATGGGCAATGGTCGCATCACCTATTGTTTTTTTATTATACGTGATTATATCAATAGCCAATAAAGAGCCGCAACATGAAGATGATAAGCCAGGCTCAAACTGGGTAGGGCTTGAGCTAAAAACAGTGAATGGCGATGTGGTCTACCTATCTTGCCCCCAAAGGGATGGAGCGGTCGCTGGCGGTCATTCTAATGATTGTTACGTCAAGCTAAGTGGCAAATAAATAAACCGTTATTAATTAATGAATTCTTTCACATAAAGGCTATTGACGCAGTGGAGAATAAGGTTTAATGTGATTAAGTAAATAACAATAAGCCTTAAACACTAAGGCCATAACTATCAATACAAGCAGGAGCGACCATGATTAAAAACATAATAGATATACTTCAAAAGATGGAGTCAGCCTGTCCCGTTGAGTGCTTTACACAACTTAAGACAAGCTCACGCGGTAATTTGGTTCTTGAATGGAAATGGTCACGCGGCCGAGGTCCATATGCATTTTCAACAGAATTAACACCAGAAGGCGATGATGCCATGATTGATTTGATCGATCACGCCATTCAAATGGCTAGAAAAAAAATAAGAGCACAGATTGCTGGTTAGAATATTTGAAATAAATTAATTAAGAAAATAAAGGAGTAATGAATGAGCAAGAAAAGCGAAAGAGTAAGTTATTTAATCGGGTGCAGAAACGCACTGAACAGTCAGGGCGAAAGTGGCGCGGATGGTAAGTTATGTTATGACCCTGTTTTAATTAAGCACATATTAGGTACCATTGATGCAATACTAAAAATTGATGGCATTACAGGAATTCCAGCTAACGCTAAGGTGGGCGCAAAATGAACAATTTTACTTACGATAATACGAAAGACGCGAATTTCACACGGTAAATGGCACCACTAAATACGCGCAGCCACAAGGCAACGAAATGGACACTAAAACAATGATTCCAATCGATTTTAGCCGAAAGATTACGCCTTTTGTATTGGGCGATATTCTATATTCCGAATCAATAGATGAGAGCTTCGAGATTGACGAAGAAGATCAAGCTGCGGCATTTAACCTTAAATACACTGGCGTTACAATTCATGATAATGATTATTTCGTCGTATCATTCGCAGACCGCCCAAACACCGGAACGCAGCCAGTGGGTGATGATGTGATGATTAATGTTGATTTCGATCATTTGTGCGAAAACATCCCCGCTTCATCTGTCTTTTGGGAAGGTGAAGGCGGAGCTATTGGTGTTGGCGAAACATGGAAACCTAACAAAGAATCAATGCTAAAACAATACCAAGCAGAGCAACTAGAGCAGGAGGCTAAACGGATGGATAACATCACAATGAACGGTAACGACGGTGAGCATTATGAAAAAGCCAACATCGAAAAAGCCGCGGTAAAAACTTTGGGTAATTTAGGTTACTCATATCACGGATCCGAGCTATGGAAGCCGCCAATCGGCAAGAAGCCTGATTATATTGAAAAAGAAATTAACGCAGCTACGGCGCTTTACGCATTCGCTGGCTGGTTAACGTCAATGAAAGAGCCTATAACATTCAGCGCTAGCAACTGGGCCACTCCTGCTGCTGATATGGCCGCGGCATTTATTGAGTTAAATAATCTTAGTGGTGATATTGATTTTGATTCAGTCAAAACACCAAACGACTCGGTTATTTCTAAGGCGCTAGTAAATGAATCGGAAGATGACGGACCGTCGGTCGTAGAAACCCCAGTATTCACCCAGGCAATGAAAGACTCTGGCAGTCGGTTAACTATCGGTATGCACTACTTAGATGATGTTGGTAAGCGATGTGAGTACGTTGGCATTAGCTCATCGTGCATTATTGGCCGATACGTTGATATGGAAAATGTTAGATCCGATCATTTAAGCGTTTGTGATGAGGGTAAAATTGAACCAATCCAGACAGACGAAGACAACGCTAGTCAATATATTAATGAGTATTTTGAAGAAAACGACGATGCCAAGCTTTTAATTGAAGAAATCAAGGCCGGTAAGATTCACGGCGTTAAATGGGTAGGTAAGTAATATGTTTGAAGTTAAATTAGATTTACTCATAAACAAAAGCGCAATCAAAAGCAAGGCTATCACCGGCAACTCAATGTGGCAGATAGCAGATCGTAACAATCGCAAGCCAAAGGTTGTTAAGATTGCGCGGATGAATGGCACGGTTGAATATTTAAAGGACTAAGTAATGACCAAGCCACAACGCAAAGGCCACCAAATCGAAATCAACATTAATGGCAGTTTTGTTTACTCGGACAATAAGCAGTTGGTATCTGATGAAGTTTGGCGGTCATGCGGTCGTTGTGGCTTGGAACCAACAAAAGAAAAACACGATGGTTGCCTGGCGTTATGAATGCTTGTTGTGGCCATGGCTTAACTTCAGCTGCTTATATTCAATTACCGAGTACGCGAATAGTTAACGGTCGATTGGCCAAAAAATTAATTAAGAAACTAAAGGGTGGGTAAGTGATGAAAATTATAATCGTAAGCTTTTTAATTAGCTTAATAGTTCTATTTATTTACTGGGTAGGGGGGAACGAGTTTGTTAGAAGCAGCGGGATGGCTATTGCCGTAGTTATACAAATTGTTGTGTTCATAGTGATGTTAACTTTCCCGGGCTATCCGAAGTCTTGGAGGGGTAAGTGATGGATGACTTAACTTTATGTAAAAAGATAGCCGAGCTTGAGGGTGTCGAAGTGGGCGAGTCTGTCATGCGGTTTGGCGACACGACCATCCCAACAGGACGAGGGTTGATTGACGATAACTTCATCGAATACAACCCACTAACCAACTGGCTTTTACTTGGTCCGTTGATGCTTAAGTATGAGATTGAGGTTGATTATCAAAGTATGAGGTGTGTTTTTTTGGAAAGCAAACGTTACGCCGACGACTTGGATATTAAACATGTCGTAGATTATGACGATGTGGACCAATTACCCCGCGCAATCCTTGAATGCATCATTAAATCTAAAGGGTAGTTGAATATGTCTTGCCAAAAGATGTCATTTGCTAGTAAAGGTGATGTAGCTAATTTTTGCAGAGGAAGCGGCACCAGCAGACATAAAGGAATAAGCGGTAAGGTAAAGTTTTATATCTGCGACAAATGCAATAATTGGCACATCACTTCAAGCACAAAGAAACAACAAAGATCGATAAGGAAGAAATTAAAAGGTATCGGCATTAGATCTGGTCAAGTTTGGGAAAACCAACACGGCCAAACAATAGAAGTTATCGAACCGCCCACTAACTTTAACGGGTTACGCCAGTGGCTAATGGATTTTAGATTGGTTAACAACAAGAGGATTAAATAATCATGATGACACAACGTAATATTGGCAAAATTTACATATCTGGTGACCTATTAGGAAGTAACCCAGATGAAGTGGCTACTATTCTTAGTGAAATATCTTTTGTACCGGTTCGAGTAGAACACCTTTGGTCGGGGCGCAGGTTTGAGTGTGAGGGTCTATCCCCTATGTTTCGGGAGCTTTCTGAGGGGGAATGTACACCTCTTTACGAATTGATTATAGTCAGTAACAAGGACGGAGCTATTGAGGTTACGGTATTGGAATCATGAACAATAAAATGATATACACAGCGCTTTGCATTGCTTTAGCTTTGATTGGTTCTGAGTATAATTCAGGATGGGCTTTTGCCGGCTCATTGATTACTTTCTTTATCATTATTGATTAGGGGGATTTATGAAGATTTACTTGGTTGGTGGGGCGGTTAGAGATACGCTATTGGGTCTAGTATCTAAAGATTTCGACTACGTTGTTGTTGGTAGTACTCCTGAAGAGATGTTGTCAAAAGGATTTAAACAGGTCGGATCCAACTTCCCTGTATTTCTACACCCTGAGTCTGGCGATGAATATGCGCTAGCCAGAACAGAAGAAAGCACGGGTGATAAATACCAAGATTTCGATTGTTATTTTGGCAAAGACGTAACTCTTATGGACGATTTATCCCGTAGAGACTTGACTATTAACGCCATAGCTAAAAATATCGAAACTGGTGAATACATAGATCCACTTCAAGGTATCTCAGATATTAACGATAAAATCATCAGGCATGTATCAGATGCGTTTAATGATGATCCAGTTCGGATTCTTAGGGCGTTTAGATTTCAATCTACATTAAATGGCTACTGGTCTATCGATGATAACACCATGATTAAAATTGAAAGCATGGCTAGTCAAGGTGATCTAGATAGTTTAACGCCAGAAAGGGTCTGGAAGGAAATGGAGAAAGCTCTAAGCGGTCATAGAGCTGGATTGTTTTTTACAAACTTATCAGAGCTTGGTTTGTTCCCTGAGGTTGACGCTTTATGGTCCACCCCTCAAAACAAAGAGCATCATCCAGAAGGTAATGTTGGTATACATACTGCCATGGTTGTTAATTATGCCGCGAATAATTTTGGTTCGCATGTTGCTTTTGCTGGCTTGTGCCATGACTTTGGTAAGCCTTTGTCATATAGCGAAACGGGCAATGCATTGCAACATGAAATAAAAGGCCTTGATGTCATTAGATCCTTTTGTGAGAAATGGAAGGTTCCTAATAGCTATCGCGATCTTGCATTGATTACATGTGAATACCATACAAAGGTTCATGGTTGTTTAGGTCGAGGAGCAAACAAACCCATGCGCCCAAAATCAATAATGAACTTATTTACGGCAACTAATGCGATAGATAAGAAGGCAAGGTTTTATCACTTTTTAGAGGCTTGTGAGGCTGATGCTAAAGGTCGTGGTGGCGACCACCCTAACAAGCCTTACCCACAAAAGGATTATATGTGGGATTGCATAATGGCAGTTAAGCGAGTTGATACAAAAGAAATATCAACAAAAATGTTAAATCAAGGTAAGTCAGGGTTGGCTATAGGTGAGGCCATTAGAGTTTCAAGAATTGACGCAATAAGAGGAGTATATAATGAATACACTAACTCGAAAGATTAAAAACAAGGGCTACAACCTTAATGAGTTCTGCAAACTTCAAGATATCGCTTTGAGGACTTATCGGGCGCGAGAAAAACCAAGCCACCCAAAGCACGAAACGCTAGTTAGTCAGGTTAATGAGTTGGAGGATAAATTGTGATCGTTGAGCACTTAAAGCAAAGAAGGTTAACTCCAGGATTGTACTCGGGGGTTTGGTTGAATGAACATGAGGACATTTGTACCTTTGGTTTATGGAATCTTTCAGGTCAGCTCGTGGGCTTTCAACAATACCGACCTCTTGCGTTAAAAAAGATTAACGGACGGCCTTCGGAAGCAAAATATTTCACACTATTAAGTAAAGTTGACGGCAAAGCAAAACTTGGAGTCTTTGGCCTGGATACATTGGACCCTCTAAATCGTATAGTGTTTTTAGTCGAAGGCATCTTTGACGCCGCACCCTTGCATCAAAAGGGTGCGAATGCCCTTGCTACTTTAACAAATAACCCTAAGCACCTCGCATCTTGGCTAAAAAGTCTCGGTTACTGGACGGTGGCGTTATGTGAGGGCGACAATGCAGGAAAGAAACTTGCTACGGTTGCCGATGAAGCAATCTTTCTACCTGAGGGGCTTGACCCAGGTGACATGCCGGACAGTTGGTTTGATCAACTGTTGGTCGCACTACGCAACACTTATAAAGCGAAGCCCGAGCATGACATGGCGGGTTTTTTATTATCCCCAATAAAGTGATACACTAACCATTAATAATCAATGAGGGTTTATTATGCGTAAAGATAACATGTATACGCCAGAAATGGCTGGTAGTGGTCAGTATGGTATTTGCGCAAAATGTAAGAAACCGCCAACCAAAGATGGACATGATGGTTGTACTGGTACCCTACCGAACAAATGGATAATGAACGCTTGTTGTGGTCACGGCTTGGATGATCGATCTTATATACAGTTCTGGAATAGTCCAAAACTAATAGGACAAAAAGCAATTGATTATATAAACAAAAACAAATCTCCGAAGGCTAACTAATGGCAAATACAAAGCTAACCGATAAAGCGTTTGTTAAATCAGGCGCGCCTTATGGGTAGAGAGATGACTGATGAGCAAAAGAAAATGCTCGATGATTTAGCGCCGCTGCAAAAAAGAGTTGCGATAAATGTCATTGCAGGCATGAGTGACATTGATGCTTATTACGCAGGGAAAGGAAAGGCAAAAAACAGAGCGTCCGCAGAATCGATAGTAAGTAGGATGCTAAGAAATGCTAAGGTTAAGAAATTTCTAGACTCAATGAGTCAGGAAGCCGTCAGTTCAGCCGTCATGACTCGTCAGGAGATGCTAGAGAGACTTTCTAATCTTTCGCGGGTAAATATGTCAGATTTAATTGAATGGAGCGTGAGTGAGTCTAAGGACGATGAAGGCAACCCAACGGAACAAACGATTTGGGCAATAAAAGAATCAGCGCAGCAAGACCCTAACGCCATGGCCTCAATCGCCGAAGTGACCGCCGGCAAGGAAGGATTTAAAATTAAGCAGCACTCCCCACTTGCTGCAATGAAGCAGCTGGCAGATATGGAAGGATACAATAAGCCACAAAAAATTGAACAAAGT